CACACCCCACACCACACCCCACACCACACCCCACACCCCCAGTTATAAACGCCCTTTGAGCGCCAGTTATAAACGCCCTTTGAGCGCCATTTAAGCTATCACAAGCGATCCACTGTCTAAGCACCCTTACTATTCCCTTTCAGTTTAAACGCCTCACAAGCGTTCTCAGTGAGTCAATTTTTCTCAGGCGAACGACCATGTTTCAGATGAACGGTAGTCAAGGAAAATCAGATGAACGGTAGTCAAGGAAAATCAGATTAAGTCCGTTCAACACAAGACCAAGACCAAGACCAAGACCAAGACCAAGACCAAGACCAAGACCAAGACCAAGACCAAGACCAAGACCAAGACCAAGACCAAGACCAAGACCAAGACCAAAAACCCGTTCATCACCATGACGAACCATGACGAACCAATAAAAAACCAATAAAAAACCAAAACACAAAAAACCTTTTTCACTTGTTATCAGCGCGAGAAACTTCACCCACTTTTTTAGTACTGCCTGAATTTTTACCGGCAACTTTTTTATGTGAATTTTTTCCCAGTCTATTTTTACCAAAGAAATTTTTATCAACGTATAACCTGAGTTGATTTTTATGCAAGAAATTCGTTCATCACGGTGATGAACGCGCTATCCAGCCTTGATACCAAGAGTAATCTCATTCACACTTTTGCCGATAAAGCAACCAATAACTATTCTTTTTCGAAAAAACTAACAAGTCGTTCGAAGGAAATTCAACCTGCCCAACTTTTCCCTCTTTTCCCGTTTTTCCTAGCTTTTCCTAGCACATTTCACACAACACCGCAACCATTTTATGCACCTTTTTTAGCCCTGTAATTACCGCCACCACAGCGATTTTACCTAAAAATCTTGGTGTGATTTTAATTTCCTAACACATTATTTATTTTATGTCAAATTTTGAAATCTGAAAAAATCTGCAAATAAAAATTTTTTATTTTCAGCAGTTTTTAAAAATCGAAAATTATTTTCATTATTTTTACGAAGCTATTAATTTCCCTCTATAGCAGGGTTTCGAGGGGGTGTTGGAAATTACATACCGACTGGTATGGGAATTTTACCTTACTTATCAGCTGTAACCCTTTGAATAGTATGAATAAAATTTTTACCGAAAAACCAAAACCTAATAGATTTTCTTTATTTTATTTGGCTGATACCCACATTACCTATTTTGATGCCAAAAATTGCCCTAAAACTTATGACCTTTATAATGTATATCTATTTGAAACACGATTTTTTACGTTTTCTTACACGAATCAAGCAGAATGTGCAAACCTATTTTCCGAATGATAAAGCGATAATGATCTAAAAAATAGATTTAAAGGGCCCCAAAATAAGGCCGAATTTAGGGGTTTTGATTTTTAATATAATAATATCTGGTAACGTCATATATAATCTTTAGATCAAGCAATGGAGGGTAGAAGGATGCAGGCAGAACCGCAGGCAGAACCGAACACAAGCAAACACCACACAACTAAAGGATGACGCGGTTTCTGAGGCAAGGGGGAGGCAAGGGGGAGGCAAGGGAATACGATTAGAATTCAAGTCGGGTTTTTTTAAGGAAGTCAGATTAAGGTTTTGGGATTTTTTTCCCATGAAGTTTTTTTAAAGGCAAAATCAAGGGTGTTTACATGAATTGCAAGGGAAAATCAATAGGGCTGGAGATCGGACAGCGTATAGGTTTTGCGGAATATGCAGGAAACAGAGCAGGATTTTTTCGGAAAATCTAGGTAAAAAGTGAAAATAATAGGCTTTCACAAAAAACTAGGATTGTCAAACAAGGAAAGAAGCCTTATACAATGCCTTTCAGCGGTGTCTATTCTGAAAACTTGACACAAATGTTGCATGCAATGCATCAAGAAATTCATTAATAAGTTTTTAACTGTTACTTGCAAGCGTCTGAATCAACAAGGAAAAATACGATAATTTATGAAAAACGAAAACTCCGCCACTAATTAACAAGAAATGAAGAACATACGTAATAACATCTTATATATATATTTATTATTTATTAAAAGAATATATATATAGAACAAGTACTTATCTTTCTTGATGGAAGTGGCGGTTTTAGACGGCAGATATTTCTTTAGTGCTTTTGGTGCTTTTTGGGGATGGTCTATACCAGCTTGGTGATGGTCTAAACCAACTTGGTGCTTTGCTTACAGCGCTTTTTGAGGATTACTACGAAAATAATTGATGGGTTTTAGATTTTGGATATACTTAAAAAATAAATTTGCGATTTTTAAGAAAAAAAAGTGTGGAAAATTTTTAGAAAAAAATTTTGCTTCAAAACCGGACCTTTGGGGGAAATCAAAATCCCACCCATTTTCACCTGACCCGTTCCCGAAACCTGAAGTAAAATGTCAGAGCATTGCGCCCATATCCATAGTATATAGTGCCCAACGTCCTTGCACAATAAAAACCCTCGTCAAAGCCAGCCCCTATGCAGTGCGCCTCCCAGACGACCTCCTGAAAAAATCCCCAAAATCGCCCCTATTTCCGTCCTACCCATCCCCCTACCCAACCCCTTCAGAACCCCCAAAATCGCCCCTATTTCCGTCCATCCCCCTTCCCATCCCCCTTCCCATCCCCCTTCCATGACCCACCTACAACATCCCCTGACCAACGAAAAAAGTTTCCAAGTACCTACCCAGTCAACAACCAACAAACACCCTTTAAATCTACGTACAGTCGCAAAATGAGAATCAACTTGATTAACTAAACTTATCAAAATCAAATACCACACAAACAATACGGTGAATTGAGCGCGTCCTGTAAGGCTGTGTATATTTTTTGACCACACTAAATCAGTATATTAGGAAACCCTGATTTAGTGCACTACACCCGACCAATAAACTCTAATTCGTGATTTTTAGCTTAAAATCAGCGTATAGCCCTGTACCTGTCTTGCTCTTAGCAAACCTAAGAACTTAGTATTAATGCATTTAATAATAAAAGTACAAAGTAGTGAAATCCACTCCGAATAAACAAGTTTTATGACCTAGAGGCTAAAAAACAGCAAAAACTCCCTACAAAATAACAAACGTTTATCGCAAATGGGATTATTTACCCACATACCCACACAAAGAGCCAGGTTAATGCAGTATATAAGTTTTTGCTAATAAACTAATGTAGTTGACAAATTAAAAAAAGTCTGAAAATGGCCCCTAATTTAATTGGTCATACCCCTATAAAAAAGTTTCATAATAAAAGACGAAAACCAGTAAATCCTTGGAAACCTGCACTCTGTAAGGGCTACAGAAGATTGAGCATAAAACTTACAAAAGGTGAACATATGAGGTTAGGTAATACCTACATAAACACACATAATAATTACACTGAATTGGTTAAATTTTGACCACTTTTTTCAGAAAAAATGGGTCAAAAAGCGAAGTGTAGAAAGTATGTTGCATGCAAACTATTCACATGCAATTAACCTACCCTGCAACAGAGTTAATACACGTACTAGAAATGGGGTAATTAAAGGAAAATCCGCCCCCGCCTCCCTTCCTGCCCACCTCCCTTCCTGAAGCCCCTATTCTTGCCTCATTCATTCCTTAGTACCTACCCATAGCACTAATGTAGCGTAAGTATGAGACGCTTGCGCCTGGCAACATGCGTTACGACGCGAGGAAAAGGTGTTGGACGGCTTCAGATACCTTCAAAAGGCTGTGGGATTAGGACAAGTCTAGGGGTTGACAAACACCTATAATCCTGCTATAATGGGGGTTGTAATGGATGAGAGACTCGATTAGCCCTCTTGTTCATCACCCTGACGAACGACAAACACGACAACATTATGAACAAAACACAACCACAGCAGAAATGTTCCTCTCACACTTGCAAGGAAGCATTCCCAGAGTTCTACCAGGATTCAAGGAGGCTTCGGTGCGTGGCTTGTACCCGTGCCAGGCAACGAGCATACCGAGCATCGGCACAAGGGGAAGCGATGCACCGCCGTTACCGTAACTCTGTTAAGGGGCGCTATGAGCAGTCGCTAAGGAACGCGAAGTATTTAACCCTTAATAAGATAACTCTAGCGACATTGTGTGACATGCCGTACCACAGATTGTGCCAGAACTGTATAGAGAATCTAGACGGTACGGGCAACCTGAATTGCGCGGTGTCGCAAGGTGCAGAATCAATCGACTTATGCCCTGTGTATCAGGACTTCAAAGACGGTGGCGCACATCCTTTAACCATCGGTTCGTCATGGTGATGAACCAACCAACCAACCAACCAACCAACCAAGAGAAAACACGACATGGATATAGATATAACAGACCTGAAAATCATAATGACCATCCTATTTGGGTGCATCGCCATCTACGGACTCCTAGAGATGAAGTTCACTTCTTTAGACTTACGCTACCTCCTGGCCCTAATATGGTTCTCCTGCTTCCTGACAATAGGGGTACTAGAGGTTATCAGTGTAACGGAGAACCAAAACCAAAACCAGAATGAGATACCGACATGCCAGAAGTAATAGAAGTAATAGAATTAACTGAAGCAGACCGTGAATTTTTAATCGCCAACGATATAACTCTGGTAAAGATCGTTGGTGGTGTAATATACGGGGTGAAAAAGTTCATATTCACATGGGGATTAATAACTCATGTTGAACCCAACCCGCTAGGTAGGATGTTCTATCACAGGTTTTGCTATCCTAACGATAGGTTCACGCTTGATGAGGTGGCGGAAATAGCGAAGGCGTGGGAAATCACAGGATTACCGCTTTGTGGGTGGACGAAGTACAAAAGCCCCCATGCTGAAGCTGCTGAAATGACGGATAGTCAGTGGCTGATGATGCGGATGTTTGAACCTTGCAAGGAAAACTTCGTTCGTTACCCTGACGAGGAACCCTGCGCCTGTGGGGAGGCAATAGGGGTGCCTAGGAAGGGCGGCGAAGGCGCGCCTCTCGATCATAGGCTTCGTAACCTCGGACTTGAGTTCGCCATAGAAGTGGCGAAGGAGACCCGTCATGGGAAGTAAAGAGCTAAGCGAAGTAACTAAAATACTGACGGAAGCAGGTTTACAGAACTCCGTATGGGGTCAGCGCATTCTAACGGCTATTAAAGGTACTTGGGATGCGGATAAAGCTAGGATCGTTAGAGGGTTCACCCTTCAGGATTATATGGATGCAGGCTCGTGGGTAACTTGTGCCTGTGGTAAGACCACCACAGACATACCACGAGGAGACGAGGTTAATATGCACATCCCGCACGATGAAACCTTGGTCAGTCTTGGAAACAGTTTTGCTACCGAGGTTGAGGAGAATAAGTTTTTATTAGCCACTAAGACCTTGGTAGAAATAGAAGAACGCGCCCTAGAAGTGGCAAAAGAACACCGCCTCAGAGGTACCTCTTGTGATACGCATTAGTAACACTAAGTACCCGCTGGTAGGAGGTGGAGACGGGTTCGTCGTGCCGGTAGAGCAGAACCCGAATCCCACGGAGACGTGGCAAGCGTGCTGGAGGATTAGCAATTCGTGGGTAATAACGCCAGGCGTGGTATCGGTACTTAGTAAGGACATAGCATGGGATAGAGGGTCACCTTATTACCCCTCAAAAGAGCAGTGTCCAGAAGCGTATGCGGAAGGCATGGGATCACCCTTGCTGTAAATTTTTAATAGAGGAACACGACGATGACGACGATGACGACGATGACTACGAAATGTCTTGTAGAAATAGAGGCACGGGCTATAGAAGTAGGGGTAAGGTGGTCGGCTCGTCATGGCGACGAACCAACCTATAAATAACGTAAGAGGACGACAACATGGAAACGATTGAATTAACGATAAATTGCGAAAAATGTAACGGTACTGGCGTACTTGCCAGCCCATTAGAACGTAACGGAGCTGCTATAATGTGTTATCAGTGTGAAGGAACAGGCGCTCAACACAAAATATTTGAACGGTTCTCAGGAAGACTAGAAGCTACTGGGGTTAAGCGGGTGTACCGTGACAACTACGGTTTAGTAATCGCCACAGGTAAGAACAACTATGGCAATAGAGTGATAGACATGGACACCAAAGGAGTTGCTTACAGTGCATTCCTACAAGGAGAGAAGCCAGGGCACATAGAGGAGTTGGTTTGCCCTTTTAAGGCACGGACAGATGACTGCTTAGAGATAAAAGGCTTTATGGTCGAGTGCGACAAACTTGATGGGGGTAGCTTACTGGGGAAGATGGTAGATGATTGCTCTAACCAACCCAATAAAGCGCAGTGCTGGGAGAGATTTCACAATGAAAAATAGTAATAAGACCATACAGGAACTAATCCAAGTGCGTGAAAAATTTTGCAATAATTGTGCGTATGTTAAAGGCTCAAAAAGTCACCTAACGGTGACCTTGAAAGCTATGGTGGATATTAAGTACCTTCACCCTTGCCCTGCAGAACTTGCCCCAATAAGTGGGAGCATCAACTCAGGGGTGGAGCAATTAGTAGATCATTGTGAGAAGGAGCAGGAGCCGTTCAAAATCTGCAGAGGACTGGTCCTGGCCTTGCTTAAGTATGTGCCAGCTGAGCATCGTCAGTATGCAAACAGCCTTATAGAAGGGCTTAGTGAAGAAGTAAAAACAGCGAGTGGGGCATCTATCAAATCTCTGTCGGATTTAATGACATTGGAGAGACCCGATAATGGCTGATCGTAGATACGTCTTGCATTACGCAGATATCGGCGAGGTTAAGGACACCGCGTTGGGCGTACACTATAGGATGCAGGACGTATCAACAGGTGAAGTCGAACAAGCGGTTGTTTGTAATATGACCGTAAAGTTATCAACGAAGGAGAAAGAAAATGAAAAGTAAGCACGACACCAAGAAACCCCCAGTGATACGGGGGTCTATTATGGATGAACTCTTCATGAGTAACGAGCTGAGAGTATTCAAAGCGGTCTACGAGGCGGAGAGTTTCACTGGGGCAGCCCTTGCGCTTGGGGTTTCTCAGCCCGCGGTAAGCCTAAAGATAGTTAAGGTGGAAAAGATCATGGGTGTACGGCTTATGACTCGGACGAAAACAGGGTGCGAACCAACCTATGCTGGGGATGTGCTTATGGAGTTGATAGAGGGTTTGGAGGAGTTTGTGAGAGCTTCAGAAGAGTACCGTCGACATAAGCTGTCTTCAGCGGACAACCCAAATAAACCTAGAGCGTATGTGTTCTCAAGTCTTGGTAGAACCGCGAAGAAAGTAGCACTATCAAGTGTACTAAAAGACTTAGCAGAAGGAGACAACACCGCCCTATCCTTGAAGGCTGGTGTAGATGTTAATGATGGTAGGCTGTTTACTAAAAACGGTACGCCATTAGACCCCAATAATACGTAATATTATCGGTTCGTCACCATGACGAACCAAAACAAAGAGAGAGAGAAAGAAATATGAGTGAATCAGAGTACCCTAGTACAGGGATAGGCGTAGACACAGTAGTTGGACTATATAAAGAGGCTAACGCACGGTTAAAGGAGATTAAGGTTAAGATGCCGATAGCAAAGACCAACGAGGAAGTGGTGGAATTAGGACAACTAGTGTATCAAGCGTTAGGGGTATCTATCCACGCAGCCTGCCTTGCGCACATCCTGAATGAAGGAGGGAATCCAGTATTGGACGCCCTATACCATTCAGAGAAGAACGCCCTAATAGGGCGACACATAGTGGGAAATAAGCAGGGTGTGATGACGCTATTATTCCTAGAGAATAGCGGGAAGGCAGAGCTGGTGATAGCGGGTATAGCTGACGGTATGAAAGGACCAAAATCAACGAAGATAATATCCGATCACGCCGATATAGGGACGGCTTACGAAACCATAACAGGAAATAAGTTGGATATGAGTAACATTACGGTGGCGACCTACTCAGAGGGTTAGGGACATACGCACACACTGAGTGTTTTGAGTATCTGAGAAGAGTAGCGCATTTAGTGACCCTAGCTGAAAATGACAATGCTAGGGGTTGACAAACGCCTTAAAGTGTGCTATAATGGGTGCTATATACAAATGAGAGAGATTTCATCTGTTTTAACCTCCGTTCATCATGGTGATGAACGCTGAACATTAACTTAACGTAACAAGAGATTAACATGACAATACCAAAGAAACGAACGCTATCAGCAAAGTTCGATATAGACGAAGAGGAGCTTCCTGTATGGGAGGCTAGATCCATAATCATCCAAGCCTTAGTGGGCGGGGTTGATGTAGATATGAGAGACGAACTGATAATAGGAAACCTCAAGCATCTTACAGGTTGTGAGGTGGATTACGACAACCTATCAAGAACCTTCAAGGTGGTACCAAAAGATGTTTAGTACCAGTATTCAAGACATTGACTCAACCGTTACCTATACGATAGAGGTGACCTGTGAGGACTGTGGTGGCCTAGTATCAAGAATACAAGGATGTACATATGACCTTGATAATGGGGACGACTACTCGGTACTTACTCAGATAGAGGAGCATTCTTGGTCTGAAGGAGAACAAGAGCAGTTGGCGGCTACGTTGAGTGACCTAGGCGAGGTCGTACTAGATAGTGAATATGACTACAACGAGTATGGCATTAGTTATAACGAAGATGACCCACTACCGACAGCCTTGTGTAAGTCTTGCCTAGAGGAGCGACAGAGTAGTTTTAATGGGGACGGTGACGGTGAAGGTCGCGAAGTCGATAGCGGACTTATGGGAAGTATTACATTAGGTAAACATATTTTTTAGTAAGAAGTAACGACAGAGGCACGGCTTCAGCCTCTTAACCTCCGTTCATCATGGCGATGAACGAAGCCATTTAACTAAAACTTAACGTAAGGAAAAATAAATGAGTACTACAACTATACGAGTAATAACCCCATCAATGTCTACTACGGGACCAGTCACCATCGACGACACCCTGACTATTGATGGTCTTAAAGAAAAACTAGGGCTTGATTCAGGTTTAAAGCCATCATCTGGAGGGGTGGAGTTATCTGGGTCAGCGCTGGCACATACCTACACTAGAATCTCTTTTGCAGGAGGCTCTAAGTCATCTAACAGAGCTACCCAGTTAGCGTTACTAATGACTGAGGGATTGACGGTGTGTGAGGTAGCTTTATCAGACCCTTTGGAGTTCGGTAACAAGAAGGCGATTAAACGTCGTAGTAATCCAGAAGGTTTGAGCACGCCTTGCATACTCTCACCTGTCGTAGCTAAGAACAAAGTGGAGGTAGGTTCTCTAGTTATAACAGGTAACCCAGGCATGATAGGAGTAGTTACCAAGAAGCGTGCAATGAGCGTACAGGAGGCGCAAGCTGATGACACGGATTACCCGCTAGTCATTAGCGTACTTAATGCTACAGAAATGGATAACACGGTCAAGGACTGGAACATACGCCTTGAGGTAGCTACCTCATGTGCTGAGCAGACGATAGAGTTAGCACGTCGTGTAGAAGCGATAAACGCCGTGAGTAAGGAACTACCTGAAGAGGTTGAAGCCTGTGCCATAGACCTTACTGGAACTAAAAATGTTGAATCAGAGCATGTCGATGACAAAGCACAAGACTAAGTTTAATGTTGTAGTCAGTAGCACCAAGCCCTACTAAGTAGGCTAGAGGTCGATAGTCGTGTTCCGACCTCTATTTTAAATTCAACAATTACAGGCCAATGGTGGCTGGTAATTTTACGTTATACATCCGAGGAAATGATATGAGTAAGCTGAGAGTGCTACACGAGAAAACCCCACCTATAGGTCAAATAGCCTATGACACCTACAATGAAATGCTATACGCAATAAATGCCGTAGCTACCGAGGTAGCATTCTATGCCCACCTATCCGTAAGCGAGGACAACGTGTGGCTAGTGCATGGACCAATACGAATACCAGAGCAGACGGTAACCTCCGTGGATGCCGACATCGAGCCTGAGCAAGAGGCAAAGATGCGGGAAGACATGATGGACGAAGATGAGGAATTATCAGACCTACTGGTTCACTGCCACTCCCATGTGGACATGCCGGTAAAGCCATCAGCGGACGATGAGGTAACTATTCAGAAATTTCTGTCTAACTATTCCGACGGAGAAAAGATGGTAAGGATAATTATAAATAAGAAGCAGGAAATACGCTTCGATGCTATCGACCTAGGGCTTAACCTTGTATGGGAGAACCTCTCGGTGGCGATTGTCTATACCAATACAGACAGAATAAAGGCGCTCAAAAAGCAGTTGAAGCATGTCAAAGTGGCTACAAATTCAACCCAATACGGGTGGCAAGGTTCCAGAGTAGGGGGTTGGCAAGGGAGAGGAAGGGGTTTGTCAGGGTATATAGGTCAAGTGGACACCTCTCCAGACCCTTTCGTAGATGAAATTTATGATGAGGATATGGATGAAGAATATGCAGAAGCTATTAGCTATCTGGAGTTGGGGATAACCCACTCACTTAGCGAACTCGAACTATGGGGTGAACATCTAGCGGCATTTGACAGTGATCTGATCTCTCTTGGGAAGGGGCTGGCGAGAGGTGATTCCCTATTTTTGGATGCTTATCAAGAGCTAAGCGAGGTAGCCTTGTTAGGTATTGCACAAGGCATTGTGGTAGGCATACATGATGTGGACCCTGAATCAAGATGTAAGACATGGCTGGACGAAGTGCTGGAGGACAGCCAGCTCACGGTAGTAGGAGACGGGTTATTATCCGTGGTGGAGACTCACATAGAGTTCGCTGGGTACGAGAAAAATATCGCCCGTATAAGGTCTGTATGGGATTATGGGTTTAGCTTAGGGAGGGACTGCGGTAAGACTATAGCAGAAGGTGGTTCGGTGGATGTTTTGGCTGAGAAAGGATTAAGAAATCTCAGACATGAGATACCTATTCTCCTATTCGGAGAGGTAATAGGTACAGGCGTGCTGGTTGAGCACGAGGAGGCCTATAAGAGATTAAACGAGAAGGGTGTTATGGGTGACTTAACACCCACTAAAACGCTACTAGAGGCATCATCAGAAGACGGGGCTGGGTGGCTATTTACTGGGTTTGAGGTGCTTAGGTTTAACGAATGTAAAGCTACTTAGGAGCGTACAAACCTCAATTTAACGGACGTCCGTTCATCACGATGATGAACGATATTTTTTAGAAACACAACGAGAGAGAGAGAACTAATTATGAACGACAACATAATACCTTTTGAGGGAAACCTTTACGAAGCAGTAGTCAAAGGTGCTTTGGTGGTCACACCAGAAAGGATACCTAATTACCCGCATATTTGGGGCTGGATGGCAGGCCCTAATGATGTAAACGAGCAAGGAAACCGACGAACGATAGTATCCGATGCCGATATATTACCTTGGTGTTTGAACCACCCGCCAATACCTTTTGTATACTCCAAGAGAATTGGCTTAGGGAATTACTTAAATAACACGGTGGAGGCTGAAGGTCTAGTAGAGACCGAAGCGGTGTTCAGCCTGAAAGACCCTAAATCCCTGCACATATTCCAGACTGAGTATACCTCGTTAAATAGTGTCGTGTACGTCGCAGAAGGACTGGACAAAGTGAATAATATACTTTTCCAGTATGAGAATAAGATAGTAGCCATCGCGGTACAGCTAGAAGGAGGCGAGAAGGTGCTAATATCCTCGCGGGATATTTTCTCATCATCAGGCTCGATCAAGGTTCTGGAGCCACTCGTCGAACGAATATTTGGCGAGATTTCTGATGGAGATTTACCTCAGGGAAGTACTAGAATAGTAATTCCTGCTAAAAATTCCGACACGGTTAACGGTAGGTTAACAGAGCTTACCTACGTTTTACACGATAAGAAGCACGCTCTGAGTAGGGAATGGGAAAATATTGCTAAGCTAGGGCAGGAAGTGCAAGAGACTGAGGATGAAATGGCAGCTCTCAGAGCGAGGGCTGATGGTGTATCACCAACACTAGAAGTAGGTTCGATAACAACTAAAAAGGGCAGTGTATTCACCGTGTATGATGATTACACTTGGGCCATACGGATACCAGAACTAACCATAAAGGTGCGAGGCAAGGAGGTAAAGGCTCCAGAGGTGGTGGTGCATATCCATAATAGTACTAAGACCTACTCCACCTCTCTAAGGCTGGAGAGAGTTGCACCCCTATCCTCCATGTACATTAGTAATAGAGGTAATGACGTAAAAATCCACATACATCCTTGCACTATGGTGTCCCCGTTATTCGAGGATCCTTATAAGTATTCCACGACGTTACCCACAAGGTCAACAGAAGATAGTAACAGCGAGTTTTTAAAGGAAATACTGTCTAAGGTATATGTTGGCGTAGACAGCATAAGCAATATAATTATAGTAGACTCACCGCCACCATCCATGCTGTACGGTCAACTGTACCAAGCCTTCATAGCGGGGGATGTCAAGAAAATGGCACAGATATTAGAGAGAGAATTCACAAATCTATACGGAATGAGTAACGAGGCGATAGCGTGCTGGCAGAGAGGCTCTGACCTATTACCATCAGCAGGTAGTGAGAGTGCCAGAGCAGTGTCTGAGGACGAGGAGGCGCGTAATGCTTAGATACATAGGACGAATGCCTCTAGAGACGTATAGCCTACCGGTATTCATAGATGAGCATTACGACACCGGCAAAGGCCGGAGACGTGCATTATTCTCTGAATTTATAGGTAATGCACAGGTTTATGCGAAATTTAACGGAGCAAAGGGGGCGATACCAGCAGGGATATTTCTGTACAGAGGTCTTAGCCACGCAATGGCTGGGTCTTCTTGGGGTGTGGTGGGTATCCCTTACGCACCACTTTACTTAGGGGATCAGGTATCTGGGGCGGTCTTCGTCTACGACGGTGGGCTGTTCCTAGCGGTGGAGGAGTCAGATTTCCGTAGTTTTGAACGAGACCCAGAAGCACATGTCCACTTTGAGAACATGGTGATAGACGCGTACCAAAAATACGGGGTAGAGAAGCAGAACGCTACTCTCGCTAACCCCATGAACATACCAGAATCCTTGCGTATCGTGAACCTAGATCGGACTGCTAGAATTCGCGCAGAGATAGTGGATGCGCAGGAAATGCTAAGTAATTTGCAGACGCGTCTTGCCGCTCAGGTTGATACGTATAAGACTCTTCAAGCCGAGTTACTTCTGCTTGAAGAGTCTCCCCCAGCAGACTCTATTCCAGTAATAACGCACCCAAAGGTGATGAATTATTGTACGGTAGATGGGAAGCTAATCTTTGAGACTGAGTATATCCAAGGCAGGGCTACGTTCGATCCTCACGATGATGAATATCAAGAAGGGCAGTCTGATCATGATCGTGATATATATTGCGGCAAGTTCCTTGTCCACGTAGACCTAACTAAAGGAGCGACACGCATGAGATACGTTCGGGATGCCATACGGATTTATAATCTGTCACGGTATGAGGCAGGACTACTAGATTCCGCCCTTATACCGCACCCGCACGTCGTATGGGGCATTATGCCTTTTTCTGAGAAGTTGGACACAAACTCCTGGGAAGCTGCAACTCAGCCTTGTCTCGGCTCTTATGAGGGCGTGGTGATGGATTGTCTTGAGACAGGGAATTACGAGTCTCTGGTAGACCACCTTATCCTATTTTTATCTAACACTAATATGCTTGATGAAGCGGCAGACGAAGGTGTAACGGATTTTTATGACTTCGCTAACTTTACCGCCAGTAACTGGGATGGGTATAAGTTGGATAGCTTATACGATGTCGAGAAATACCAGAGAAAAGTAGTCGTTCATCACCATGACGAACCAGAACAAGAACCAGAACCAGAACCAGAACCCGCAACCACTAATGAATCAACAGCAACCACACCATCCGAGGAATACAGATCCTCCGAGGAATACAGACCATGAAAAAACGTAACACGATAGATATAGCAAGACACCAAGAGGTGTTTAATCCAATAATGAATGACCGCAGGGTGCATGTCATAGGAGCAGGTGCAGTAGGCTCCCATGTGGTATACCATCTAGCCAAACTCGGTATGTCCGATATATTCGTCTATGACGACGATTCCGTGGAGGCGCACAACCTAGCCAACCAGTTGTTTTTCCCTCGGCATGTGGGAGGAAAGAAAGCTACCCAGATCGCTGAGTTCGTGAATGAGAACATGGAACAGCAACTTGTTACAGCGGTGGAGGGGTGGGTAACCACCTCAGAAGACTTGGAGCTAACCGAACAGCGAGACATAGTTTTTCTTCTTGTCGATACCATCAAGGCAAGACAGGAGATCATGGATGAGCTGGTGCTTTCAGGAATGGTTGCTTTAGTAGTGGAGACTCGCATGGCGGTATCTCACCATGAGACTTATGTGGTAAGACCAGACAACCCTGTGGAAGTAGAGGCGTGGGAGGCTAGTCTCCCCGCAGAGGACGTTTACGAGGAAGTGAGTGCTTGTGGTAGCGCGTTAAGTGTAGGCGCTACAGCGGACAGTTTAGCATGTACAGCCTTATGGCAAATGGTTCACGCGCTTAATGGCCCACAGGAAGTGGATTTTGCTAGAAAGTATAGCTTTAGAGACGGAGCTGGAGGGGTGACCCCTCCATTACTTCAGAGTGAGGCGAAAATATTATGATGTCAATAAAAGGAAACAGTATGGAAGAAATTATCGAAGGGGAAGACACAAGAGGTTTACAAGAAAAGTGTCTTATCGAATTAGACCGCAGTGGTAGTATTTCTCTGGCTACTAAATACGCGCTAACGCTGGCTATAAAGAAGAATGACGAGATACTATTGTCAGCATGGCTAAAGAAGGCCTTATCGCCATGTCAGTATTACAAAACCATGCGAGACGTGTGCGAAGGACCTAACCCACACCTAACGCTACTGCTTCATTATCTTGAACGCACGGCGTAAGGGGTAGGGTTTTGAGTATAGTAATACAGGGTAGAATTATGCCACTCCTTAACCAAGAGCCTAGGATACCTATGAAGACGGTGGCCAGTAACATGGGGGTGTCTAGGCAAAGGGTGTACCAGATACTACACGAAGGGATACGCAGTTACGAGGTTTTCACGTCCCTGTGTTGCGCCATGGGTATTAGCATGTCTGGGTTCGTTACGTCGCTATTAGAGGATAAGGTAACACGGGAGTATCACCCTCATATACCCGTGGAGGAGGCACATTTGCCAGCCTGTTTGGTGGCATGCCTACCTGCTTACGTGGAAGATCACGGACTTACCGGACTTCTCGACGCAATTAAAATAGCAGAGGAAATCAGCACTAAGCCCGTGGAAAGTATACCACCCGGACGGACCTACCTTAAAATAACATGATCTATCTACCTAACGGACGAGACCCTCTGGATGTAGAGGAGCTGTTTCCTGCCCCCTTATGGGAAATGTTTTCTGTAGAGGGGTACACAGCAAAAAGGATGGAAGCCCAATTCATGACCCCTCCAGCGGGGCAAGACGATTTCCTTCCTTTACCTTTAACCGAGGTGGGGCTTAATTGTTTTCTAACCGAGGAGGAGATATACCAGCACGACATTGTATGGAAGGCGCTAATAGCTAAAGCAAGAGGGTCTTGGGAATATAACGTGGCGGTAGAGGTCCAGCGCCCGTTACTTTCCTTGTGGTGGTCTCGATTTTCTGAGTGTTTTCAGAGAGCAACGGGCATACCTAAGAGAAGGGTCATAGCGGAACCTTACCGCGTATTCTCCCTGCCTTCTTATTTGTACTCTAAAGAGTTGATTCCAACCCGTCAGATTAAGTTCCCTGCTGCATACGCTTACGACAGTGCTAACGTAGGCTGGTCAGAAGCCAGAGACTATACGGATAAACAGGCGCTGGAAATATTCCTTGGTAAGACCCCATCACACCATGTAGGTGTACCAGAGGAATGTAGCGTACAGCCGTGGGATGTGTTCTCTACGGACAGGCTGACCTTCCAGAAGTTTAATAAGGAACTGCCATCCGTTATGAATATGTACCTAGACGGCACGTTTTATCAAGGGGTGGTAAGTGTTAGGGAGATTAAGGATGGCGTGCCTTGGATAGGTACTGGAGGCTTAGCTGCGATACTGAAAGACGTGCGCCCTCCCCTTCGACTAAAAGCGAGACCATGGAACGCGCTGCGTAAGGGAGGCATGGTCAACCTGTACGAGGTGCTTAGTTTGCTAGTGAGTAATCCCGAGTCGTACCGACCTAAGCGTTCACCTTTCTATGCCGTACCTCCTAGGTTTGGGGTGCATGATCGGCCGATGGATTTAGGACGGTATGCGAAGCCTCGCTTACATAAGCCGACCCAAAAGGAAATTAAACAGAGGTTAAAGGCAGAAAAGACGCGGAGAACTAGGGCGCTTTACCGCGCTATGTTGAGAGGGGTGGGTGGCATCGAGGATGTGGAGGGCGTAGCAGAACAGTTAGTGGATCTGGTAATGAAGCCTGCCTCTTCACCGGAAATAGTGGAGATAGTTTTGACTCCATTTAAACGACTAAGAGTGGACACTACCCAAGGTGATGCGTTATCTTGTCCCGTAACTTACACCAACACAGTCGCTAGGACAGAAAAAGATAAGGCTTTCAAGGACCGCCCTCTATGGGTTAGGGTTCTTTCACCTCTAGTATTTCTAGCCGCCCGAGGAGGGGCGATATTTTGATCATAAACTTTATATCAGACACACACGCAGACCACTTACTAATGTCAGGTACATCACCAGCCAACCGCCTAGAATTAAGACGGTTACGGCACTGGGCTACCATTGAGTGCTTAAAAAATGCCTCACCAGACAGTGTAAAGATACACGCGGGGGATCTATTCCATGGGAAAAACCCTAAGGATTCTGAAGGTTTAGGATTCGCCCTTCAGCAAGCGTCCGCGTGTGACTGGGTACTGGCTGGTAACCATGACGTAACTAACACCCACCGAGAGGACTCAGCTTTCGAGGTGATGAAGCAAGTGAAGGAGCTTGCCCCTAAGCTAATCACCACGAGGTACGGGGACACTGAACATATTGAGATACCTGGCTTAGGGTTGGTATGTCTCCCACACGTAGCAGACCAAGCGTTATTTGAGACCAAGATAAAGGAACTCTGTATCGAGTACGCAGGGAAGGATAAGACGCTACTCCTACACTGCAACATACGCATGGCTGAGCACATGGAGGATGAGACCAGCCTGAACCTTACAGAAGAACTAATGAAGTGTGTGTCAGACACCTTCAAGGTAACCTTTGTAGGGCATAACCACCAGCATAGGACGTTTAATGGAGGGAAGATCGTCAGTATAGGTACCCCGTTCCCGCTTAGTTTTTCTGATGTAGGCGGGGCTAAAGGGTTTGGGTACGTGTCTTACGACACCGATACTGGGGAGGTTACGCACGTACCCATGCTAAAAAAGGAACAATGCTTTATGGAGGTGGATATAGCTGATTTTGCTAACGAGGCATCATTCGTCATGATGACGAACGCCCTCCCTCAGTTAGTAAGAATAGCTGGGGAACGTCAGACTGGAGCGGACTTAGTAAAAATAGCTAAGACATGCTATGGGAAAGGGGCGCTGGCGATCTCTTGGAAACTGGAAAGTGACTTGATGCTCACCCCTCATGCCGATCGAAAAGAGGTAAGGGAGGAAGACTCCTTTGATGTAGTGGAGCGGGTGAAGACCCACCTCAGTGAAGCACATAATGAAACTCTAGGGAGGTACCTTGACCGTGGATAGTAGAGGAGTGCATGACATGCTTTTTGAGGACACCGGGCTAGAAAGCCTTCGGATGACTATAAAGAAAGGATCGTTTATTAAGGCGAGTGAGGCGTTAGACCAGCATAAATCCTACTGTCGTTATAAAGTACGCAAGCTGGAAAAATGTGCAGGTGTGGCGTTGGTAGAAGTTATCCAAAAGGAAGTGGTAGCCACAGGACAAGGCTTGGCGTTGGTACGGGCGTATGACCAACTTAAAAAGACGTTTAAAAAAGTAACCCCAACATTGGAAGTCTAAGTATGTTTATACGAAAAGTAGAAGTAACCAATATACGAGAAATAGAAAAGCTAACGATTAACTTTACCGAGGATTTTACGCAAATAAAAGGGGAGAACATGACTGGTAAGACCTCGTTATTTTATGCCATACAGTTTGCGTTATTCGGTCTTTCAGGCACAGGGGTAACGGGAGAGGACTTATACCGTACCGGTACAGAGTCTAGCCAAGTAGTCGTAGCGTTCACCTACCAAGGAAAAAAGTACTTGGTGGTGAGAACTAAGACTACCGCCACGATAAGTTCTGGAGGGGATAGGTTAGCCAATGGTAAGTCGGCCACCACGGACTACATAACCAGACTACTAGGGGTGACAACATCAGCAGAAATGCTGGTTACTGCCTCGTCAATAGTGGACCTAATTAACCCTCTGGTGCTGGAAGAAAACGTGGTAGGTATAGCAGGGTTCGATCGCCTCTCTGCGGTGGATTCCGAGGTTAAGGATGAGCTGAAGGAACTGAACGCGTACCTTGTACAGACTCCCACCTACGATGTCTTGTCAAAGGATGAGCTGTCGGTATATAAGGAACAGTACGACAACTCTGTAAAAGTAAAACAAGCACATGATGCAAAGGTAGCCGACCTGATAACGCTAGTAGCACATAAGGCTAGGGCATTGGAGGTGAAGCACGCACTAACTATGCCAGCCCCTATGGAGGTGACAGGATCACAGATAGCCCACGCCAAGAATCTTAGGGAACGGTGGCAGGTCCAACAGGATGTATCAGCCTACCTTGATTCTCACCCTTGTGCCGTACCAGAAAACTATCTTGAGGAACGTGAGAGGTATGAGGAGGATCAGAAGTACAATGCCTCTCTAAAAGAGAGAAAAAAGGAGTGGCTGGAAATACCAAAAGGTGATTGGTCAGCAGTTCATGAACAAATAAAAGAGACGTTAGAGACCCTTAGCGAAGCTAGAACTGCCTTGCGACTTTGGCGTGATGCAAAACCAAGTGGCTCTGGTACAGGGCTAAACTCGGAGGAGCTATTGGCGCTAGTAAACCAATATAAACTGAAAGAGACCGCCGATGGGATCATAGAGCAAGGGGTTTGTGATAAGTGTGGCACAGTACTTTCTGAAGAGGCGGTGGAGGACGCTAAGAATACGTTAGCTAACTTACCAGCGGGCCTCAACAGCACTGCCGCAAGAACTAAACACCACTACGAAGCTGAGTTGGAGCTGGAGAAATACCCACCTGAACCAAATTTCGTTGAGGAGGATTACGTCGAAGCCAAGAAGAGGTATGACACCACTAAACAGTATGCCGATGCCCAGAAAGCGCTGGCAGGTGTGGAGGACGAGAAGTACCGAGAAAACACGTTCAAGATAAATGAAATAATAGAAGGATTCCTTCCACGAAATGCGGACAGTAAGTGGATACGGGATCACAACGAACAGTTAACGCTTATGGGGGATCTTAAAGAACCTGTGGAGAAAGAGGTTAGCGAGGAGGAAGTTAGGGCGCTAATAGAGAGTAGATCAGCATATCTGGAGCACTGCAGAATACGGGATAAGCTACTAATAGAAAAGACTAACTTGCCTAGCTTGGAGTCCATAAAACTGGCCGAGGAGGGACTCAATAAACTTAGGGAAAACCCCCCTGAATTAACTTTTGTGGATTATCCACAGATGGTTAAGGAGGACGAGAGGCACAAGGCACATAATGCAGAAGTACAATCTGCTAGAGAACGTTATGACGAGTTAAAGGCATTCCAGTCAGCGCTTAGGAAGGCTACAGCGAAAGTTCGTACCGAACTGTGGTCAAAACTATTGCAGGGTGCTTCCGCTTTCTGTGAGGCTGTAACTGGGGGGAAGATATACGAACTTAACCGAGGGGATAAAGGCTTCACATACACCGAGGGCGGGGTGATACGCTCCGTGGCTGCTGGCAGTGGGCTACAGCGAACCGTCATAGGTTTAGCGTTACGCCTAGCCAGAAAACAACTACAGAATGACCCCCTACCTTTACTGCTTGATGAGGTTACTGGACGACTGAGCCACACCTACAGGGCTAACTTTATCTCAGAGATGTCTTCTCAGGGGTATCAAAAAATTCTGGTGAGTCACAGCGACTCCGAAGATGTTATGTTGGACACCATAGATTTCTCGTCCATCACCATGACGAACGACGATTAATTAACTATCAACGAAGAAGGTAAGACCATGAACATACTTCTACTTTCAATAACCTTAGCGCTACCCCTAAACAACCAGAAAAACTTGTGCGCATCTTCCGGAGTGACGCATCAAGTGGAGAGCACCTTGCGTAAGAAACTACATATCAACCTCACCTTATCAAGTATAAGTGCCACGACTGATTATTTTGGCGTGGTAGGATGCCGAGCCTCAACTGATCGAGAAGCCCCTTATGACGAAGTGATTTACTATGTGGACAGCTGGTATAAAAAAGTATCTTTAATTAGTTTTTACCACAAACCGTAATGCTACAACCTGAGCTATCACCGCAAGAATTCGGGTTCTGGTTCGAGGGACAGTGGTTATCTTTACTAAGAAAAAGTAAAAGATGTTACTCCCATCCTTTACTTGATACCCGTTCAGCAGGTAACATCGTCAACCCACAACCCAGTGACATATTGTCCGTTATCAACGGCAGACCGGTATATCAGGAGTGTAAAACCTCTACTGATTTTTCTGATTTTTCAGCATGTTACCGCACACACATAAGGAAGGAGCAAGCGGCGGCTTGTAGGATGATTACGCATTACAAAGGGCAGTACGTCTTCCCCTTCTTATCCAGAGTAGATCATGAGTTGTACCTGTATGAAGGGGGGGACGTTGTCCGTTGTTACCACAGGAAATCCACAAATTTCCCCGCCCCGATCCTTCATAGATCGTGGTCGGAGAGGGAGAAATTTGTGGAAGATTTTTTAAACTTATTCGAGTAACCACCATGAAAGCAAGACTATTACCTCACGACCCTTACTATTTCGACATAATAAGAGTGACCTTGAATAACCAAGGGAAACTTACCTTGGTTATTCAGGATATGAAGACACTCCCCCTAGGTTCTTGGGATGTTATATCCGAGGCGATAGTGTGTGAACCGTTTAATGGGGTGTTCTCTACCGACGTCACTGAATATGCGGTAGCAGGTGTGCAATCTCTGCAATCCTGTTTGAGAGGACTAAGTGAGCAAGTGATACCAGAGACAATCCTTACCCCTTTCTGTATACATGCCGTTGAGTTCTCGCAGGAGCCAACAAGAGTTCCTTTGGATTCCATCCAACTACCGTATGATGGGTTATTTGCGCCCCTCTATCGTATCCTCAAAAAGCGCCGGAAGGCATACGTCTATTCTCAAGATGAGCTACTTAAAGTAACCGAGGATGAGGCGGTCTGGGAGGCGGTGTTTACAATACCGGTTAAGGAGCACCCTGCTGATAAAGGGTTCACCGCTTACTGTACCTCATGCATAGGTGAAGACCTAGCGGAGGTTAAAGCGTGAGCAACCCTGACCACACACTATTAAATGACCTACTGCTCGATCTACCTTACCCTGTGTTAGAGACCTCGGCTTCAGTACGCACCGTGCTGGACGTATCCTCTCTGACTGAAGAGGAACTGGACTCGATAGAAGACTTAGGCGCGGACTTCCAGCACATAGATAAAGTGCAAGGAACACTCACCGTAGTGCTATCCGTACCGGACTTCGATGACATTCTTGAGTTAGACCCTTCTTTAGAGAAATAACGGATAATGGAATTAGTTAGATACTACCAAACAGGGGAGACTACCAAGTGGATACCGTTCACGTATACCGAAGGGGTTGACTGGGAGACGCTGGTTAGGGACAAAGGGGCTAAGAAGGCTACCATCTTAGCCTTGACACGACCCGTAGATGACTTTGATTCTGACTTCGCATCCTTACGTTACATCGGTCCGTTTTATATGGATATAGATGTTAAGCCTGAGGAAGTGCAAGGGGATATTGACCGCGCTTTAGAGGTAGGGATACAGTCGGTAACCTCTGTGGTTAATGAACTGGTATCTAACTTCAGCGTACCTAAAAAAAGCATCCATGTGTTTCTGTCAGGCAAGAAAGGATTCCACCTAACGATACCTAACGAAGTTTTCGGCTTAGTGGAACCTTGTGCAGACCTACCAAGAATATACAACCACATGGTCTCCTACTTCATGATGCCTGGTGTAGATTATCAGGTGTACTCGTCAGGTAAGGGGGTTAGCTGGAGACTTACCGAGATCATTCGGGAAGGCACGGACATTAAGCGCACCCGTATCAGTCTGGAAGACCTGAAAACCTTGACTCCTGAGATTTATCAGAAATTAGTGAGACTCCCCAGCACTTACCAGCACCCCCCAGGACCTCATAACGTATGTAGGCGATTCAAACAGCACTTTGAGCGTGCTAGATTATTAGTTAAAGAGGATCGGGAGGCTGAGGAGCAGGAACCCTTAACTGACGACGAAATGGAGGTCATAAAGGATCGACCACCTTGCGTTACTCAGCTAATAAGCAACAAAGACTTAAAGGTAAGAAGCTTTAACGGTTCTGCTATGCAGGTGATGATCTACTTAGCCAGAACCGGTCAGAACGATAACGTGGTGGCTAACACCATAACGCGTTTCGTGGATAATCGAGCGAGCAGTAGGTTCGGCTCGGCTATGGAGGCTAAGAAGTCCTTAAAACATATCTACAGTAGCGTTAAGCGAAGTAACAAACGCTTCGGCTGTAGCTACATTCGATCCACCTTTACCGTACCTAGGAATATGTGCAAAGGGTGTGCTTTAACCGAGAGTCGTAGGGGGAGTTCAGGACTTAACAATCAATTAGAACTAGGTAAAGAAGGGACATACCTCGTCAACTTTGATACGAACAATCGGATGATAGTATTCCCCGGTGCGCACATTACCCCTGAGTCTGAGCTTACCGACGTAACTGGTGACATTGTGGGGATGAATTTGTCCGTAAGAGATTTACGCAGTAACCGCACCTATCAAGTGAGCCTAGAGGCTGAGGAGTATGTAGGTCCGACGCAATTCATACGGGCGCTAAGAGCTAAAGGGGTAGTGTGTGGAGCTAACATACTAAAATGCCAAGCAGATATTCTAGCTTGGTTTCAAGTGGAGATACGCAGTAATCAGGAAATTAAAATGATAGACGTAGTGGAGCAGTTAGGACTATACATTGGTACCACAGGAAAAGGTTACTGGATAACACCAGAGAAGACATGGGAGAGCAACGGAATGACCGACACGGTGCATCTGCACTTGCCTCAAGCCAAACTCTTCAGAGGGAGCATATGGTCCGACCTCAAGCACCCTAACAGTGTATCCGTAAAAGATAAGGAGCTACTGGGTAGGGCAATCCTAGCCAGCTTAACTATTCGAGACCAGCATATCTCAGGGACGTTATTAGGGTGGATGATGAGTTGTTGGCTCAACCCTTATCTAAAGACCTTGAAACATATCCCACCTGAATTTCCTATTCTGCGCATGACGGGCACTACAGGGACAGGTAAATCTACGCTCATACAGCACTTCGTAAAACTTACAGGACTGACTGACCGTATCTCTTTAATGTTCGGAGGGGCTGGAGGAGGCTCTAGTATCGTAGGGGGAAGCCATGCCATGGCCTCTTCAAAATCCTTGCCGATAATATGGGAGGAGGTTAATGCTACGGGAACAGAGTCTGGGTACCATAACAAGCTTAAAGATTTCTTGGAGGCGGTTAAGAATAGCTGGAATGGCGACCAAGTGGTGAAGAGTACAGGGGTTGGCACTACTGGTATTACCGCCTACGCTATGACCAACCCTGTAGTTCTACTGGGGGAGGTTGATGCCAGCACCGAGTCCTTAAACCATCGCTGTATTTGGCTTTACTTAGATCGCTTAGATAACGCCCATTCAGCACAGTATGTGAAGGCTTATGAGGACATAACCTCTTACAAAGGAGAAGAGGATCAGACGTACCATCAGGCACTTTCAGGAATAGCCGATTTCATGTTCTTCTTTCTGGCAAGTAAAGATGAGAACGAGGTGAGACGTATGATATTAGAGGGCAGGAAAGAGAGCCTAGCTCACGTGGAGGCGGTCTGCATAGAGAATGGCATCACGTTAGATGCGAGAAAACGTACCGCCATAGCGGTAGTACTGCAAGGCATAGACTTACTTATAGAGGTGATGTTGACGTACCAGTTAGCCCCTGCCCTAGCGGTATCTAAGATGGCAGAACTCAAGGACAAGGTCATTCATTATCAACTAGGTGTGAAGATAGGGAATGACGGGGAAAAGGAACAACCTGATTCCGCTATAACCAGTAAAGAGCAGGCAGGTAAGATTCGTCTAACAGATGGAGAACAGCTGGTACATCTACTGCTTGGTGTGGCTGAACAAGATATGAGAAAGCAGATGTTACTTAATCGCGACAATTTTAGACCTTGTGATACGGGAGAGCGAGGGTTGTTTACTCGGGAGTCTGGTTACTTAGTGATAAATGCCACGCTAGGGTTTTCCCTCGCTAAGAAAGTGGGAGGCAAGGACTCACTTAACTTTGCCGCCGCATCTTTGCCTGATTTCCGTGCCAGACTGTGGCAGTTGCGAGACAAAGGAAGCCCTGCGGTGGAGACCACGCGTAACGAGATAGCATTGAACCTAGAGATGCTAGACAAGCGAGGCGTGGTTGACCTAGATTCTTTCGAGATGATTTGCTCTAAGTACTTGGACAAGTTGTATGCTTATAACCCTGACATTTCCCCTTACGCGTGACCTATGACCGTTGACGAAGCATTAGCAGAAATAGGCGTAGAAGCCAACACTGGAGCAACCTTTGGTGGTTTTCAGCCTAGAGACTTTCAGATAGCAGGGGCTAAAGCCTTTGTGGATAACGTGGTTTACGGGCTGTACGATCAAACAGGCGTAGGCAAGACCTTGACCTTGTTTTTATCCGTGCTGGCGTGGCGCTTGTTAGGTAATAAAGTAGTGCTCATGACTAAGCCAGGTCTCTTCAACCAATTACTGTCTGAGTGGGACGAGATATTCATAGGGCTTTCTGAGAGACCTAGTCTGAGAATAGGTTCGGGAATATTGCTGATGACGCACGCTGGGATCACCATATCCAGATACACCAAGGCGATAATGAAAGAGTATGACGTACTGGTAATAGACGAGTACCATAAGTTTAGAAACCCTGAAGGCCGTAGGTTTAAAACGCTAAAAGCGTTAACCAGTCGGCAGGAAATGGCAGTAATGATAGCCACTGGTACACCTATAACCAAAGACCTCAGGGACTCCTACTCCTGTGTATCCATCACCAACCCTACTGCATACAAGTCCTTTTACGCCTTCTGCAAGTTGCACGTAACCTATCGGGATATGCAAAGAAGAGGTAGCACCTCAACCATCCGACTAACCTCTGGCTTTAAGAACGAGAAGCTACTCAGGAAACGGTTAGGCGTGAAGAGTAGACGATTAATGAAGGCGGACGTGTGGCCTGCGTTGGAAGCCCCCATGGTGTCCACCCGTTACCTGAGTCTAACGGACTCCCAAAAGCAGGTGTACGAGGATTTTCAAGAGTACCTAATTTACGAGAGTACCGACGGTGAGCTTTTTGATGCCTCGTACTCCCCTACACTCAAGTTCTCCAAGGGCATCATGTCCATAACTAATCCTGCTATGTTCGAGAGGGGTACTGAGTCCTGTGTACTGGAAGACATCTTGTTAGTGTCTGATAGTGTTACCGAAGATAACAAACTAATCATCTTCACCTTGTTTGACACCACGGCGACGTATTATGCCGAGCAGTTAGAGCAGTACAACCCTGCATTAATTACTGGAAGTATTAAACAGGACGTGAAATTTAAAGAGGATGACAGTTGTAGGATATTAGTATCTACGCTAGGCGCTGGGGCTGAGGGGTACTCCTTTCAGAAGGTCAGTAGCCACATCTACTTAGCGGAATATATGCCTGTACCTGGCTGGCTGGAGCAGGCAGCTAACCGCGTGTACCGTCCTGGTCAGCTAGGGCGGGCCACTCTTTACCTCCCGCACGTAAAGGACACCCTGTACGTGACTTCTTTGTTAAAGAAATCCAGAGACCGGCACGAGAGTAATTGTAAAGTAGTACCCACTGATTTTTCACTAGGATAGAGACATAGTCATGTTACGCACCGACGAAACCAATGAAGTAATTAAAACCCTAGCAAACCACGGGCTGAGCAAAACCGTATGGGGGTTGAGAATACTAAATGCGAGTAAGGTAGGCGGGTTCACCCCAGAGGAGAAAGGCGCGTCCGGTAATTGGGTCTCTTGTGCGTGTGGCGAGTCTCAGAGTGGGATAGAAAAGGTAGAAGGTGGTAGAAGACCTGCTGACGAAGAACTATTCAGGCTAGGCGTCTTGTTCTACGAGGCCATTAATGACGACAAGTACACCTACGCTTCCGAGGTTTTGGCGGGAATAGAAGCGCGAGCTACGTTCTTGATCAAAGCCTCTAATCACCGTAACTACGGCGCTAGGGGTTGACATTTGACTAAATATGTGGTATAATGTGGGGTAGTTAGAAGAAAGGATTTGGTATTGGCATACCTTGTTCGTTCGTCACCGTGATGAACGGTCTGGCTATAAACTTAACTTAAAATATAACGTAAATTGTAAAGGAAAATATAATGGCTTTAGCTAAGAAAGACACACCAAAAACAAGCAGTAAATCAGGACCAGCGCCAGCAGGTGGTGCTGCTGAAGAGCAGGACCAAACGGTCGCTATCGCAGAAGCTGAGGCAAGAAGTATTGCTGCCGCCTCGGACATTTCTAACTTGAACATGACCTCATTCCTAACTGCCGGGGAAGACACTGGCAATGATGGTATGACCTTAGACCGAACGTCGTTCCCCGTTATCGTGTTAGATGGTAGTGAGTTTGTGGACGGTATCTCAAAGCAGGCGTTTGAAATGGAAGGTGCAGACCTATCTAAAGGGTTCATCTTTAACATCATAGCGTACAAAGGTCGTGTGTCGTACACCATAACACCAGAAGGTGCGAAGGATAACGAAGGTGATTACTACGTGATGGTTGATGCTGAGACTACGCACACAGGGGATAAGATCGCCGACATTCTTGCGTTAGCCGAAGCGGATGGAGCGACTCACCAGCGTAAGGAGTACACAGATTACACTGTAGTACTCTACACCAAGAATGATACAGAAGGCGAGAAGCCTCTTGGCATGGCTTCATTGAGTGTGCCTCCTGCTAGTAAAGGTAAGGTAGCAGGTGCATTGATGATGTACCAAGTCACTAAGAAGGTAACTGTAAACCACCCTTCTGAGGTGTTACTAGAGGCGTTTGTAGGGGATAAGATTAATAAAGACAGAATATCTTATTACCCTTGGGCATTTAAAGTTATTGGCCCTAGAGCTGAGTAAGTAGTAAGTAGTACCGCCCCGTTCATCATGGTGATGAACGGGTCGCTCGTCATCCTGACGAACCAAATTATCCGAGGACATAAAGATGGACACACTGTACCAAGTGGTAGATGGCTCCGCCATATTCACCAGAGTAATGAAGGGCACGGAGGACGTAAAGAAAGACGGTCTCAACAACTGCCTAGAAGTACTAAAACAATTTAACCACGCACCACCTTACAACACTATCCTAGTTTTCGACAAGGAAGGTAATGGCATGGGTAGACGTAAGTTATCTTCAGATTACAAACCCGTTTCAGATGACCCGGTAAAGAAAGCCGAGAAAGTTGTCAGATACAGATTCCTGCGCAAGTGCCAAGACCTTATGGCTAACTTAGGGTATGTTACTTGCTCACCAGAAAAATTAAAAGCTGACGCGGATGACTTGATCTCCCTGCTCGCTAACAACCTAGGGACTTGTGTGATCTACACGCAAGACTCTGACTTACTCCAACTACAGTCAGCCTCTTGCGCCGTGCTGGATATTGACGGTACGCCATTGGAAGAGCGTATAGATTTCCCCACAAGGTTCACCACGTTACGGAAGTCTATCGTAGGGAAACCTAACGAGACAAAAGGTGTACCTCGTATGGGCGCTAAGGCTTTCGCTAACTTGCTAAAGAACTTTGGAGAGGACGGCTTGGAAGAGCTGGAGGACATCGCCAAGGGCGTCACATCTAAGGCAGACTTCGCCGAAGCTGTCGAAGCTAACGCAGGGGATAACTCACTCCTGCCGCTATTCAATAACTACATGGGGTGGCGTACTGCATACACGGTAGCCTCAATGCACCCAGAATGGCTAACTGAAGGAGCCGCGGCAGGAATAGCTTGGGATAAACGTGTACCGCTTCCCCTAGGAGAATCAACCGACGAGTATCTTGCGTCACTAAACATCCGTATGGGTAAGGAGGAGAAGGTAAAATTGCTGACAGTAGCAGTTTTACCTTCGCGGGGTCAGAAAGCAAAAACCTTGAAATTCTTATCGGGAAATACTGAAGATCTAGTAGCATTCGACTATGAGACCACTAACCGAACGGACATCAAGTGGCATGTAGATAATTTTGTATCAGCCATAGATTCAGAGATCACGGGAGGGTCTTGGTGTTCTGGGTACAACCTCAATCGGGTGGTATATATTCCAACTGACCACAAGGATAGCGACAACTGGAGTGCTGAGGAGTTCAGGGACTTCGCATCCCATCATATCCAAACCAAAAAATCAGTGGCGCACAACCTCACCTTTGAATACGTCGTCAGCAGGAACTCTGTAGGTATTCCCGCAAAACTATTCCCCGTGCAAAAGCTGTACGACACCGCCGCCGTCTGCTCTTTACTCGATCACCCTGAACCCTCTGGGCTTAAACACCAATCCAAGACTCATCTTAGGTATCACCAAGCAAGTTACGCCGAGACCCTGGAACATGCAGGGGTAAGCAACATGGCAGAGCTTACCGCCCATCAAGTGTTCCAATACGGTATAGATGATGCGCTGGTTACCGCCCACCTGTTCGCTCTTCAACGCATAAAAGCGGCAGTCATGAATGTGGACCACCTGTTACAAGACACTGTATCAGCCCAGATAGAATTAGCCGAAGCTTACATTGAGGGCACGTTAACCGACTGGAATATGCTGGAAAAGCTCACTAAAGAAGCGGAAGAGGTGTTAGCAGAAACCTTACCTAAAATACGCAAAGGCTTAGCAAGTATCGCTACTGAACAGGATGAGAAAAGGGCATCCGCTTTCTTCGACACCATCCGTGACGACCTGATACAACTAGGTCAGTACAAGAAAATTGACCCGATGAAGTTGTCAGACCAGATGGATAGGGTTTACGATGGAATCCTCACCAACACGCAATACGTGGAATATGTGGAGGAGGATATACCGGTGGCGGTAACCCCTTCACCCACATTTATGGCTACCGTTATGCCTGCCCTATCCTTACCTCTGCCAGAAAAGATGACTAAGACTTATTTATATGGGACATACTTTGGGAAGACTTACACAGAGGAGCAAAGCAAATTTGTGGAAGCTATGCTTGCCGCCATTCCTTTCTTTGCCTCAGCGAAACGGGCAGGAGAGGAGTGGGAAACATTCAAGGAGCTGTGCCTAAAATACACCACAAAAACCCCTACAAAACGAACGTCAGGCTTTGAGTGCTCTCTAGCTAGCCCTACCCAAAAGCAACATCTACTGTACGGAATGCTAGGTCTGCCTATACGAATGAGGTCAAAACCTAGTGCTGGTTCATCCCGTCAAAAGGCAAGGATACCAGGCTCACCTGCCACTGACGACAAGGCCATCTCCCTAGCACTTGCGGTAGATTTAAAAGACGACGAGAGTGGCAAGGCTGAGGTGTTACAGGACGTTCTAACCTATACTACTTCTAGCACAAAGCTCTCCTTATTTTATCACCCATGGAAGAATTGGCGACACCATGACGATAGGATGCGCCCCCAGTTCAGAGTGAACCATACCGTAACAAGAAGACCAGGAGGATCTAGCCCTAACTTCTTACAGTTACCAGGAAAGGGCGGGGTTCGTAATGTTTTTTACGCAGGAGAGGGTAGGTGTTTTTTAAGTATCGACTTTGCCAATCAAGAGTTACGCATCATGGCGGACGTTACAGGTGACGAAGGGCTAAAATCCTGTTACCTTGGGGACGACCAAAAGAACGTACACACCTTAACAGCTACCGCCATTGCTGAAAAAGTGTATCGAGGGTACTTTCCACAGGTAGAGAAGGATATTACCTTCACGGAAATGAAGCGGGGAGGGGTGGTCAGATCGGTACAGGACTACGCACAATTCCTTGCTTGGTCTAGTGGTGAGGCAGGGGAGGAACACCTAAAGGCCGCACAATTCTGTCGCTCGAAGCGAGCTAAGGCGTGTAATTTTACGGTGGCTTTCGGGGGTACGGGTCACGCCTTATCAGGTAATATCTTGGTACCTCTGGAGGAGGCTGAGGAGTACATCGATGACCTGCATACCATGTACCCTAGAATACGAGAAGGACAGGAAGCATGTGTTGCTGAACTAGATAAAAAAGGGTACGTCAGAAACGCTTATGGGGCTATATATCGTCCCAGCAGACGGACACTTAACTCAAGGTTCTTGCGGGGAAAAGCAGGCAGAACTGCGTTTAATTTTAAGATGCAAGGTACCGCCGCTCATGTGCTTTACGAGACGCTCGATAACTTTAACGCACGGGACATTAGGGAGCGATACAACTGTAAAGTGTTTTACCCTATCTACGATGAAATAGTAGTAAACTGCCCCGCTGATCCAAAGATACTTATGCCTCTTTGTAAAGAGATTGACGAGTGCATGAGCATAATCCCGCCGGGTCATGAGATACCCCAAGTGGCTGAGTTTACTCTACACCAAAACCGTCTGGAGACAGGCACGGAGTTGGGTGTTATAGCTGAGGTTTCAGAAGATAAAATGGAGGAGGTACTACGTGGAACCTCTTGAAGACTTAATCAGTAAATTAACTCCATCTCAACGAGAGGCCGTGGAGGGCACGGTAGAGGCGTATTATGAGGGGTCTCGCGTGGTAGGCATACAGGGGGCGGCAGGGTTCGGTAAGACTTTCTGCCTTAAAACCTTGCTATTACGTTTAGGGTTACTATCTTCCACGGTCTTCACTGCACCCACGCATGAGGCTTGTAAGCAGTTGGCATTAGACTTGCCCAAGAAGTCAGACGTACAGACCATCTACAAGCTAGCGGGTATGCGTGTCACGGACTCAGGAGAGGAACAGTTTGCGGTGGCTGCTTCCGCCCTGTCTTTAGCAAAATACAAGGTAGTAGTTATTGACGAAGTGTCGATGTGTGGGGATGGGCTGTATAAGCGATTCCAAGAAATGCGGTCGCTATTCCCCGATATACTATTCATATTGGTGGGAGACCGATACCAGCTACGACCTCCTAAGAACCCTATTTCTTCGTTCTTTCAAGAGTACCTGACTAACCCTAGTTTTGAACTCAGGGAGAGTATGAGGATGCACAAGGACTCTCCTGTGTTATCCACAGCTTTAGAGTTGCGTGAGCTTATTGATGAGGGGTATCGAGGCACGATAGAATTTCAGCCGGAGCGTAGCGAGCATGGGAACATCTATGTGACGGGCTTGAAAAAATTTAATGAGTCATTTGCAAGAGCCGTGTCTAGTGCTGAGTATACGCCTCATAACATAGTGGCTATAGCCTACACGAATGTGAGAGTCAGACAGTTGAATGCTTTAGCTAGACGAGGCTTACACGGTGTGGATTGCCCTGATTGGTTAGAAGGTGAGGAGGTTACCCTGTTAAGCCCTCTTCAACGTGATGGGTTTACTGAGGTAAACACCAACGCCACAGGGATTATACGAGTAATAGGTGACTCTGAGTACAGTCAGCAGGCTATGGATATTATGCCGGAACACCCTATAAAATGCTGGTCACTCCATGTTGATTTTGATGGGATGACTTATGTGTGTCTAGTCCCTAATGAGGAAGGGGTTAAGGCTTATGAGACCGCGCTATCGGTATTAAGGGCTACCGCTAGATCCTCTGGAAGTAGCTACGATTGGCGTAAGTACCACCAGTTCAGACTCAGTGTGGCTAACCTAAGACACACCTATGCTATTACCGCGCACAAGTCACAAGGTAAAAGCTATAACCATACGGTGTACGTGGATTGCGTGGATATTCAGAACCCTAAACATCGCGCACCTGATATGATAAACTTGTTAAACGTAGCCATAACACGGTCAAGGAAAGACGTGGTGATTGCTCAAAGATAATGTTGTGAAGACTATCGCGCCGAGGCGCGATAGTCGCCCCAGTCAGCGGTGGGTAAAAACACTGACAGCATGAAAGCGGGTTTCACTGTACGGGATCGGGTTCATCTCGGATACCGACACCCCCAGTAGAGGTCTCATCCGTTGTTCATGCCGTGGGCACAGGTATATTAATAGTTACCCACGTTAAACTGTTTTAGGTAGGAACGCCTTTTAGTCGTTAAGGCTCCCAATCTAACGCATCGAAGGGTATTTACTCATCTTTCTACCCTTCTTTCCGTTCATCATCATGATGAACGGACTTATTTCTTAGCTTATATCCACCTCTTGAAAATGGCGGATATAAGCTACATTCGCAAAGCGAATATTAGTCAAATGTGTGTGAGTATCCCGTTCATCACCGTGATGAACGGTTCTTAGTTGATTGTTATATTAAGGATTGCTTCGGCGTTGTAAACGTCCTTAACCACTACGGATACTTGGTAAGGAGGTGACCACTGGCTGTAGTCAGAGGTCTCTGAAAATATACTAACTCCACTGCCCTCTTCATGAATTGACAAAGACACCTCTGGCACTTCTTTATGTACCCTGACCGCCCTAACGGTAGATGGATCAGGTAACAACAAGGTAGTGGAACCTCCAGATGGTAGCGACACTGACTCAGGGGTTACAGAGAAATTATGCGAAGCAGTGTCGCGAACATTCACGGTGAAATACCCACTTGTCACAAGTCCTGCTGCGTTTACCCCTTGGTACGAGATTAGCTTATCCCCGATATTATTTATCGAGGCTGTGACCGAAATTATTCCGTCCTCAAGAGAAGCAAATATGTCTGCACCACTTACTGATGTCAGGAAGAACTCCCCTTTAGACCCTCTGAAAGGGTTAATGCGGAAGGTGGTGGGTTTTACCCCTACTAGAATACCGACAGGCACTACCTGAAGATCTCCTGAAACACCTCCAGAGGTGTAGACGAAAACGTCCTCTATGGCTATCACAGACTTGTGGGTATCCACGGTACGGATGTCGGTAACTCGGAATATGGTAGGCTTACTCACATATTTAGGTATGTCAACCACGATATGGTCACCAACAAGATAATTACCTGACATAAGGTCTTCTGTAAAATCTATTACAGCAAGAGGGTATCCGTCGCTGTCTAAATTAAGTTGCGCCAAGTACTTCGCAGATTTCTCATCCGCTATGCCTCCCAACACCATAGTGGTCGCATTGACTGCCCCATTATTTCTATGAATATGTGCCATGTTTCTGGCATACGCTACTCGATCAACATCACCTACGTCGGTGTATTCTTTCCACTTCACCTGTACTTCATTAGTTACTTCATGGGATGCCTTTCGCTTAAACACACCTACTTTTAATGGGTTGATAACATGCAGGTCTGATATGTCCCCTTGATAGTCTCGGAATAAATGGAACTGTACTTTACCTGTGCCGAAAATATCCACACGCCAAGTACCAAAGGCGTGCTTGGCTATGATTCCTAGGAAGTCATCTACCGTTGTAGCCTTGTTCCATACAATGGATATTCCCAACCCTTCCCCATGGAGCGTCCTAGCGGCAGCCACAAAGGTATCGGTTTGTATGTCCTTAGGATCAAATCCCTTTCCCCAATCTTTGTTAGTCAGCACCTCATATAGCACACAAGCGGCATTAGCATTCATGCCTATTCTTGAGTAGTTTCCAGCACCAGGCAAGGTGTTAGGGCTTCTCATTATCCCGAAATGCCACGGACGTATGCTACCTGCATTAGCCACAACGTAGGTGTCTTTGAGTATCGCGCTAACCACAGAGCGATAGCGGCAAGCAGGGAATGAGGCGTAATCCGCAGCGTACCGGTCGTCAAGTAGCTTACCGCCAAACTGGGTGGAAGTAAGGTGCAACCAATCCAAGGTGTTGGAGACCTCTGTGCTGGTATCTTGATCCCCGTTTACTACGCACAACTCCCCTTCTATTCCTCCTCCCTCTTTATACCCACCGAACAGCGTAGGCATACCCAAAGGGACTACACCACTAACGTCTTCAAGGGTGTTGCTGGATAGGAACATCGCTAGTTCCTCGAACTGGTAATCAAGGATCTGGGTGACGTGAGCATACTCCGCTTCGCTTCCGGAGCTTATTTTTCTCACTACTCCTGGGGCGTCGAACACCAGCTGAGCCTTTATGGTGAATAGAGGGTTAACAGTACCGTCTGGGTAAGTTTCACCTACGTGTCTTATACTTGCTCCAGCTCTGGTCAGTGCGTGGATAACGTCTGAAGGCATCAGATCTTCGGTTAAAAAACCAGGCAGATAAGCATCCCTTACGAATATGGCTTTAGACGCTACAGTCTTACCGTCTACCTCTACTTTTATCGTTATCTCCCCGTCCTTGCCCCCTTTAATCGCAGGAAGGTTAAGCGCCGATTGTATAGCACCGGGTGCGTCCAAGGTTAAACCCAAAGGCAGACTGCCTGAAGAGTCGTTTGCTATAGAATCCCACTCGTCTTCGGTAAGTACCCTAGAGAACGCACTGAAAATGGTGAACGCCCCATCAACTGTTACTGAATAAGGGGTAGTTGAGATAGGGAGTTTCTGGAAGGTATAACCTTCGGAAGTAGCTAGGTCATGAAGGCTTACGAGGTAAGTACGGGAATTATTTCCACCTCCATCATTTACTAAAGGACCTGCAACCTCTTTAAACGTAGGTTCAGCCCATGTAGCCAAGGTAGTTTTTGATATTGAATTATCTTCAGCAACGTAAGACATGGTAACGCTTAGCTTAGAAGGCTTAGCCAATAACTCCTGAGGCGTGACAGGAGCTGTCATCACAGGTAGCTTCTTGTCTATGCCTATATTCCTTACGGCATCTACGGGACCGTGGCACACCGCCATGTGCATATCCACAAAATGCTTTCGGTAAGCCCCTACATTCTCCGTCTTTGACTTACGCCAGAACACTACGTTAGGCGAGGTTATCCAGCGACTACCGAACACCACAGGGATAGTCTTGCCCATTTCTGCGGTGGGTACTTCGCTCTGATCGAGTGAGTTAGCATCCTCAGAACCACTTCGCTTCTGTTCTGATGGACCGAAAAATTCTGAGGACAGGTAGGATATGACAAGCGATATTGCTAATTTGGTGAGCCAGAACATAACGATTAATCCAAGACGTGGTTATTGAAAGGGTTTTCAGACCCTGTAAAGAACGGAAACCCGCCAAAGTTTTCCGTATTATTGAATCTTGTTTTGCAGGTAGTGAAAGTTAGGTCGCACCCTTTGTATAATATCGCCACCCCATTCTGTAGGTCAACGCCCAACCATCGAGGCAAGAAAACTAAACTACCCGTCCCGTAGGACACTATCTTGGTGATAGGTGAGTACAGCTTAACACCTTGATGGTCTATCGTGAGAAATCCTTCGTCGTAATGCTCTTGGTCAGTCACAGCTACCGAGAGGTGGATGACATACCCGCCTCCGGTAGTAGCCTTAAAGCCACCTAATATCTGTTGAGGGAATCCTTGTTTAGGAACTTTGCATCTGGAATTATACAGGGAGTGGCTACACGTATTCGCATACTTTAGGTTAAGTCCTACGTGCCCTAGGCTGACGCGTAGCGTACCTATCTCAAGCCCAATCATACGGACTTCATCAGAGACATTCTGAACGACACCCCGCAACAAGAACACCTGCTCTCCTCCCGTGGACACCATCCGCATGATGACCTTTGTAGCGTCGGAATCCACGGGTAATTTTAAGAACTTACCCGCATCGGAAGAAGCAGGGATGGAGAAGTTAAACCCTTGCGAAGAAGCCTTTCCTGACGAGCGCATATTAGCTTCTCTAAACTTCATGTCAGCGGGTTCGTAAGTAGTGCCTTGGAAACTAAAGGGGCGACCAGAAGCCACCATAGCGAAGTGTTCAGCCCCTCTGAATATGTCTACCAGTAATAGGTAGGTTCCTACTGTAGCGTCACTCACTCAACCACCTCCGTAAAAGATAAACTGCAAGACCCTTTGCCCATGCCTTGATGCGTCATAGTTATGGTGCTGTCGGTAACTCTAGCCATAACCCCTTCACAAAGTGAATAGGAGCAATCGGTGAGTTTACTCTGTGCATCTGAAGATAACGGCTCATCAAGAGTGACTATCATATCGTAATCCTCAAAGGTAAAGCCAGTAACTTTATGGATGGATACCGGATTCTGTCCTTTAAGCACGACGAGATACCTGAAATCCCCCGTGACCGGTCTCTGTTTATCTGAGGCGTAGGATAGCCTCACGGAGTTAACGGTAGGGGATGCCACCACGGGAAGCGTGGACATATAATCTGTCAAGATGAAAGACTCTTGCGCCCCTTTTATGTCTAGGAAAAAATTAACCAGCCCAATAAGTTGCTGGCTGTCAGTCCATGCAAACGTGTACGCCGACAAATCTATGGCTTGTTTCCCTATAGGGAAATACTCAGGGTTGTGCGTAGCGGTAGTGCTCTCTATGAGCTGGGTAAACTTTCTGGAGGAGAACGGTGACAGCACAGGAAGCACCTTCTTACCGTTTACGTCATGGGCAAGGCTGAGTTCAGACAACGGTCTCTGGCTATTCACAGGTAAGGCGGTGGGTAGCCCTTTAACCTTAGCCGAAGCGCTTCTCCTGCCAGCATGAGTCACTTCCAAGAAGTCAGGCACTTGAGGTATGCAAGGGCACACCTGCACTGATACCTCGCCAGACTCTGCATCCGAGAATCCTGTGAATCCTAGTCTAGCCACCCTACTACTATTAAGCGTAACAAGTGGTATTACCATGAACTGATCCGTAGTAGGTACTACCACCATTACATGCGAAGCTATCGTCCACATCCAAGAGAACTCTACGCCAGTACCTAATGTGAAAAGGTCACCAAGCAATGAACCCCAAAGCGTATGAGCAGGGGCTGGTAGCCATGTGTAATTTCTTCCCACCTTGCGCACATAGTGCATAAATTCATTTTGCTTTATGCCTGGCAAGGCTACTGTGGCTTGCTGAGAATACAGCGGTGTCTCAGAGGTAGTGAAGCGTGTCTCCTTTCCATCCCTAAACAGATTTACCGTAGTAGGGAAGCTCAGGGTGTCCGTACTGCCTACCAAGGTACCAAGGATACTAAAGGCGCTAGGGTCTGGGGTAACCACGTCATATGGGGTATTCAACGCAGGTAAGGAGTGCAGTATGAATTCCTTAGTCAATGTCAGTGGACCTGACAGCCACTTAACGGTAGTTACAAACTGTGTATCTTGGGCGTTCAAGTCGCTTGCTGATACCCGCCAAAACGCTGATTTACCTTTATTGGCCGAGCTCAGGAAATACACTACCCCTGACTGCTTACCTGTGATGGTTACATCACACCCTAGGTCTGCATCTGCTGGTGCCCATTTTATTGGGATGTTGCCAATAGGCTGTTCAGAATAGGCCACAGGGGTGCGTATCCTAGGGTGGGACTCCGTGTACTGGTAACGAACGAAACGCGTGACACCGGAGTTAGTGAAGTACAGCGTCGCGTGTATAGCCCCTGCGTCATAGGGGATGCCTGTAACCACATCCGTAGTCTGATTAAGCGCACCGGAATCGTGATAGTTAGTACCGTCCTGCGTAGATCCTAACGTAAGTCGATAGCTATCCACGTTAAGCGTAGGGGAAACCCACGTAAATACGACGGAACTACCCCCTATCCCTGAGCCAGGTCCAGGGCTTACCACCTTAGGTGCGTCAGGCGCTAAGTACTCTTGTTGAATGAAAGTTGGCATGGTGTTAGAAGGTCCATCGTAAGGTTAAGTACAAATCCCTGCCGTCTGACGGGATGCCCGTAACGGTATCTGAAGTTGCGCTCCCAGACAATACCGCAGAATGATAGACATCATCCGCTCCGGGAGTAGACCCCATAAGAAGCTCGAAGGAGGTTATAGGTAGGTTAAAGAAGTCCCACTGGAAGGTGTGCTCGAAGTCGTGTAGGCGCTCCTTTATCAAACCGTTCTGCCCTAGTACCGTATTGGAAAACTCAGGTAACTTCAAGAAGGCAATGTACCGTGCGGTTATTTCGTCCCATGTGTCCGCCACACCATCGTGATACCGTAACGTCACCCACACCTCAGAACCGTCAATAGGAAGCCCTGTGACCTCTTCATGAGGCCTGAAGGTGAGTAGCTCACCCGAGTCATAGAAGGTGTTAGCGCCAGCCACAGGACCTGCAAGCACCTGCCATCTGTCCAGTTTGTTGTCAGTTCCTGGACCCCATGACACTGTAACCTTATCCCCCGCAAGTACCGTACCTTCACTAGGCGCTATTAGGTAAGGCGCTTGCACCAAGGGATGAGAGTACTCAGAGGTGTGCCATGTCCCGTCATCAGCCCGCTTATAATGCAAGGTGTAATATGCTGTACCTTGTATCACTGGCAGGTCTACGGCTTCCGTAGTGTCATCTGCGGGAATTCCTGTAGGTATGCTAAACACATCAGAACCACCATAAGAGGTACCAACCTCTAAGCCCCACTCTGAAACCGCCACCCCGCCTGCCTGCCAAGAGATTATTTTAGACCCCACCAACGGCGCTTCTACAGGGATAATACTAGGGGCGTAAAGCTGGGCCCTTACTTGTTTACTTACCGAAGAAGGGGCAGTACCCCCTACCTTAACCCACTCTAGTGTTACATACATAACTCTGCCGTCTCTAGGAAGGTTGAAGAAACTGAACGCCCTTCTAGCATTAGGCAGGGACGGAGATATTCCTAAATCTTGTGCTCCCGCAGTGCTACCAAGCCTAACTGTGTAGTAATTCACCTGAGTACCTCGGTTATCCCAATTAGCCGTGAAGCTCTCCACAGGAGGGTAACTATTAATGAACACCGGAGAACCTAACGTAGGGAACGTGTAGAGTTCCATCTTGTAAGGCGCATCAACAGTCTCTCTGAATCCAAGCCATACGTTACGCGGCGTACCATCAGGGGTAATACCGTACAAGGTCTTCTGTAGCGTGCCTGTAGGAATACCTTCGTAGATTACTTCAGGTATATCCCCCGTTCCTGCCATCTTGAGTACCCAAGACTCAGCCACAACACCATTAGAGTCCCAAGTGAATAGCGGTGAATCCGTAGTGAGCAAAGTTCCTGAGGTAGGTGACACCAGTGTAGGACGTCGCGTAAATCCGGTATTAATTTCGGTCACAACGTGCCAGCTTCCATCTGTTAATTGATAATGTAGTTTCGCCGTAACAGGTAACCCCACAACATTGTGCCCTGTCACGAAAGCATTGTACGTCCCCGCAGCCAGCACCCCTGAGTCGTAGAACTCACCTCCACCTTGCTCTGCGGTAAATCTCCACGCAGTCACGATAGCACCCATAGTACCCCAAGTGTAGGTAAAGTCCTCACTGTCATAAATTATTGGGGTAGTCAGTTCTGGTACGGTCAAAGGGGCAGTGAACCGCTTAACTATCTTCTTAATTATCGTACCGTCCGTGTACGTTATCACCGCGTATACGGGTGCTCCTGTGCCTATAGCAGGTACAGGAAAAAGTACCGTACTGGGAGGCACATTCCCGCTGTCATAAATGGGGTTTGACAGGTCATCTTGGTTCGTCACCATGACGAACCTCCAATACGCTATAGGTAGCCCATTAGTGGACAGTCTGAAGGTATTAGGACCTACAGGCAATGTATCGCTGGCATTCGGGGATACAATGTAAGGCGTTACTAACGCTTGGTCGTATGCCTTTACTGGGAATTCCTTAGCCACCCAGTCATCGCCTACTGCCTTGGCATACAGGGTAACTACTAAATCACTTCCATCGGTAGGTAACCCAGTAGCAGGTGCTTCCCTAATCTCAGGCGCTAGAGGACCAGAGGTGTAATAGATAAGCCCAGAGGCTTTGCTCTTTACTTGTACGTTTACGTTCTCCAACGTCTTTAACGTTATTATATCCCACGTGATCTGCTCGGAATCTGCGTAGAAAGCGTCATCAGGAAAGGTGAGATTCTGGAATAGTCGGGTATTCTCAAGCGCAAAGGTAGATCCGTGTTCAGCCCCACCAAAACCTACAGACAGCAAGATACGAATAGGGTTAGGTACATCTGGTATCCCTGTCAGCAGTGCGGATGAGTCAAGGTTAGATAGCGGACCTGTTGAAGCTATTACGGAGTTGTCTGTGGCAAGTAGGATAGCTTTCTGGAAGGCTACGCTTTGTACCGACCGTGTCCACGCCACCTGTGTAGTATTACTGGTAATGGCCAGGGCAGGGGCGGTAAGTACCGGTGCTTGATTGCTTATAGTGAGAGGCATCGTCTGAATGATGGTCTCTACGTCCGCCTTAACTGATACCAAGTGGAACCTTGCTGGGTCTAGGTTTAGAGGGATGTCGTATACCCAAGACTCGGTGGCGTTAGCCGGTAGCTCCGTACCTCCAGACCTTCCAGCCACGTACACGCGTAGGCTGTCGTGGTCGCCTGAGATAGGTAGCCACTTCAGCAACAAAGCATTGCCCAATAACGGCTTGTCTAAGTCATTTTGAAAGAGAGAGGAGGAGGGTGCCCATACTTTTTGTGTTTCTGTGACTACCCCTTGGTAGGTGTGATACAGGGTGACGGTAATGAGGTCTGGAGAACCTAACGGCAGGTTAGTCATCGTGGTGCTGGTGACCCCTACTAACTCTCCGCTGTCGAACAGTACCGCCCCATTTTGAGTAGCCACCACCTTGTAGTTATCGGTGAAAGGCATCTCAGTCCACGATACTACCTCCGTGATGCCCCCGAGCGTGGTACCTTCACTAGCTTTAGTCAACCCAAGAGAAGGGGAGTCCACAGCCCCGACAATGGACTGAGGCTGATTGCCTTCTCTTGTCCAAGTGACGGTAAGCACAAGCGGACCTTGCTCTGGTCGGAAGTTAATGCCAGATACTTGTCTAGCCCCAGCAGGAAGCCCTGTCAGGTTCACTGCACTGGTAGGGTTAGCCGGTGTTCCTGCTGCTATATCCCAAGAAAGATCATCAGACCAGCCTGGCGATACCCACTGCACTATTCCACTGTTACCTGTTAGCGTGATAGGAAGTAAAGTGACAGGGGCAAATGGGTCGTACTGTCTCGTGAACTCCGTATAGTATTCACTATCTGGGTCTCCAGTAAGCTTTAGTGTAGCGCGTATCGACACCGAGGTGAGCGTACTATCAAGATTAGAGAACTGGTAGTTACTGTCCGGCAGTAACGTGGCATCGGTGGCTAGTACCGTACCGGTGTTATCAGTGGCGCTCATGGTAAAGGTGTCTGCCACAGTTGGCATGGCTCGGAACTGTAGCACCTCATCATCATCGAGGATCTTAACCGTATCAAGAGGATGTGACACCAGACTAATACTGTTTAACGTATCGAAGTGGAATTTCCTGAAATCAACATAAGTAGGCACACCTGCGTTCACGGCATACAGCGTGACGTAAAAATCATCGCCCGTAAGCGTATACCCTGAAAGGTCATAAACGTACTTACCTCCTACCGCAGGGGTGAGTGGTACTTCTCGGCTTTCTAGGTCACGTTGTAAGGGCTGTGTCCCTATCCAGATAGCCCAAGACTCTGGCGCGGGTATATTCCCATCCCATTTCAGTTTAAGCCCTGCGCCATACACCGCTTCACCTACTGGGTGAGATAGTGTGCCATTAGAGGGTGGGATAAATGTAGCAGGCTTATAGATGTCCGTCTTAAAGGTGGTCTTAAAATCTAGCTTAGGCGTATCCACATACGCCTCTTGTTTAGTTGCGTTCTTTACCGCACTGGCGCTGTAACCAAAGACCGCCCCATCAAGTACCTGCTCAAGTTCTGGGGAGTTAATAGCATACAGAGTAGGTAGGTCGTTTCTCACAGCAACCGGGGTTCTGTGGAGCAGAACTAGTGGTTTAGGTATGTCAAAGGTGTTTATGTGCGATACGGGAATTCCCGCTTCTGAGACGTAAGCAACAGCCGTGAAGCTTACCTCCTCGGATACCAGTCCTAAGTCAACCACAGTAACTACCTGCGATTCCGCTCTAGCCACGGAGCTACTGGCTAAGGCTACTATTATATCTGGTTCAGGTTGAGAAGGTCGTAATTCCTCCAGCCTATTAAAGGCGTACTGCGTGGGCATTACTTGGACTCCTTAGCGATACGACTAATGACCTGCCTTCCTGCTCGCGTGTTCATAGCTCGTTCTATTTCGTCGTTACCCACAAACACCTGTGTTACTCCTGGCTCAACAGAAACGTTAACAGGGGCTTGGGATGTCCCACCTGACCCAGCGGCGCTCTCCACCGACAAGGGAGCGGAAGTGAACCGCCCAGCGTTTAAATCATCTATGTGGTTATATCCTAACAACTCAGAGGCAGATCGAGTAAGGATAGACTCACCATCGCTAACCATAATAGGGGCTACCACGCCACCACTAACCCCTAGACCAGGAATTCTGTCTCGTCCCTTAGCTCCTGAAATCTTACCGTATCCAGCTACGCCTTTAGCAAATTTAGCGCCCCCACTAGCGGCACCAAATATACCTTTAACCACAGAAGAAAAGAAATCACCTTCCCCTTTTCCACCTGCGTCATTACCAAAGATATTACCTAGTAGTCCGGATAACGCCCCATCTAGGCCAGAGCCTTTACCAAATATCTCCGAGAAGAACGACCCAATGTTCTCAAATAAGGAACCATCTTTATTAAACAGCGCTGAGAAGCCGTCCTTGAAATCCTCAAGGACACCCGACATAACGCCACCGTCCTCACCGTCCTCACCGTCCTCACCTCCTACTACTTCTTCCATTGAGTACGGAGGTTTGTCGCCTCCTACTACTTCTTCCATTGAGTACGGAGGTTTGTCTCCTGCCTCAGGAGGCGGTGTAGTACCATCCCCCTTATAATCCTCGAAAGCCTTAGTAACGTCTTTACCTTCGGCTAATTTCTGATAAAGCGTAGTGAGCCTAATAAGTGCAGCGGTGTTTTTCTCATTGGCAAGTTTAAGGTCTTTCTGAACCTCTATCGCCCCATCTTCTGGGAGGAGGTCCTCGAGAATCGCCCCTATACCTCCAGCAATACCTTGTTTGAAGTACTCCGTAGCAATGTTCTGGACCTCAGCTTTGAAGCCTTGCTCAAGTGCAGACAGGATGCGATCTGCTAAATCTATGTCATTGCCTTCTGAGTCCTGCTTGCTCTCAAAGAATGGCGATATGATGGCGGTAGATAGAAGGTCAGGCAGTCTAGCCACGGTGTCCCATATTGGGCTAGACTCCTGAATGGCTATCAAGGTGTCCATGAGTTCTAGTTGTTTACCAAAACTACTACCGCTAACGAACACCTGTAGATTGTTTGCCATGGTCTGAGAGGACTGAGAAATTTTTGCCAGTAAGTTCTCTCTAGTGGCTTTCAATTTTCCATCGTTAGGATCTATCGTATTCAGTAACGCCAGCAATTTCTTTGAGGCTACTGCGGAGGCAAGCAGGTTGTCACGACTGTCTTTCTTCTGATCGGTAGGTCGTAAGAAAGAAGGCTTTGGCGATGCTTCTCTCTCTATCTTAGTGATGGCTTCCGTAATGTTCTCAGAGAATAGGGCGGCCTTAGCGGTCTCATACGCTTCAATATTCTGGTTCTGCGCCTCTGTTAAGCGGAGGGTAGATTGGTTCTTACGTCGCTCAAGCGCCGCCGCTTTACGTTTACCGTCGAGGTATTTCTCAGAAGCGATAGCCTCTAAGTTAGCCTTCTCCAACTCTTTGGCGTTGATAATAGCCATGAGGTTTGCGCGATCCTGCATAACCTTCTTGAGTTCGTCAGAGTTCAAGGTGTCATCAAACGTGAGACCTTGTAAGCGTTTCTTCAGCGTATTCAAGGCATCTGCTGCCCGTTTCTTCTGGTCAGCCTCTATCGCCGCTTGGATTTGTTCTTTCTTCCGGTCAGCTTCCCGTTTCTTTTTATCCTTCTCCCGTTGCTTCTTAGCCTTGTCCTTTTTGGTAGTGTCACGCTTCGCCCTAGGTTTGCGCTTCTCCAGGCCCTGTATCAGTAGTTTCCGCTGGTCACCTAACATACCTATCTCAGCTACTATTTTAGCTACAGCCGCCTTCGCCTTTCCCAAGTCATCGTAGACGTAATTATTTCTATCGCTACTTTTAGGGGTGGCGCGTAAGGTAGCCTTAGCCTTAGCAAGCTGGGACTCTAGGGCTTTTCTTCTAAGCGATATGGAGTGATCTACAAGGGCTTTATTCTCTTTGGTAGCCCCATCTTTACGGGTTTTTAGTTTCAGCGCTACCGCATCGCTTTCATATTTAAGGGACTCATCAGAACCTCCAAGCCCTTTGGCAACCTCCTTTTGATACCTCTCAGAAGAGACCAAGTAGGTTTTTAGCAGGTTGAATAATTTCTCAGTCTGCGCTTTGTTATGTTTAACGCTGGCATCATCGGTAAGTACGCCATCCTTTGCTATCAAGTACTGTCTAGCAAAATCTTCGGCAGACCCAGAACCTACGGTCTTGATCATTTCCCGCTGAGAGTCTGTGAGCTTTAACATCACATCTTCTAAGGTCTGGAGACTTTTACTACCTTCAGCGCTACGCTCTTTCTCGAACGTGCTTATCAAGGTGCCGAGGGTAGCCTTTAGTGATCCTGCCTTATTTATGGCTAACTTCTCTGCCCCTGCCACCTTACCTACAGTGCTCTTATGATCCTCCAGAGCGAGCTGGGAGATGTTGGTAAGGGTCTGGCTGTAGACCTTTCTCAACTCAGCTGTCTGCTTAGCATCTCGGATGAAACCTCCGGAGAACCTCAGGCCGTCCGAGGATCGTTTAAGGAGCTTAGACACAGTTTTGTACAGCTCTTCCTTCTCAGCCTGTACGTTCGCTATGTTTTCGGTGGTAGGGTTAGCCTTTAAGCGGGTGTTAAGGTTTAGGATCTCTTTCAGGTAAACGGAGTATATCTCCTTACCTTTGTTGGTAAGGTAACTAACGTACTCCTTCTTAGACCGAGCCTTGTCCTCCTTGCTTCCTCCTGGGTCATCGTAGGCATCTGCATTGGTTAGCTTCGCACTGGCTTTACCTAACCTATCCAAGAACAGTTTAGATTGTTCTCTGGAGGTTTTGTCTATGGTCTCCTGCTCGGCGGTCAACACCCCTTTATAGGCTTTAGCAATCCTCGCGTTAAACTGCGCCTGCACGTTCTTTAGTAACCCAGTAGCCTTTTGTATGGCGTCAGCGCTGAGGTTACCTATGTCCCCCATGAACAAGGCGTACACATCTGCGTTGGAGTAGATCATGGACTCCCACGCAGCCAGCATTTCTGTCTCAACTTCTGAGACAGCTTGCCCGTCTTTAACCTTATCCTCGATTCCCGCTATAACGTTTTTGGTTTCTGTTACTGCGGCTTTCAGTGAATTGTTCGACGCCTGTTGTAGGTTATGGAACGTGCGTATGTAGTCACCTACGGTGTCCTTATCCAGCGTAGAGTTACTCGTTAAGTAGGTGGCCAGCTGTTTGTAATTTTCATTATTCGCATCAAGACCCTCCTCGATAACAGCACCTACCTTCTCCACCAAGGTAGTGCGGTCCTCTACTTTAAGCCCAGCGTCGTGCATCGTCTTATTGAATTCAGTAACAGCCGTGGCATGTTTCTCATACACCGAGGCAGCAGTAGCACCTTGGGTGTCCGTGAACTGTTCAGCCGCCTGTTTGGCCGCCTGTATCTTCGCCTGTGAATCCAATAATGCTTTGTCTAAGGCTACGGCTTGCTCCTCTACTCCAGTGCTACTGAATATATCTAGAATAGTCGGCAGGGCGAAAGTGACTAACCACGCTACCGGCCCAAAGAAACTACGGATTCCCGTGACCAATGCGCCTGAAACACTTCTTAACTTTGAGATACCAGAACCGATCTTACCGACGCTTTTAGACGCGGTGTTAAGGGCTGGCAAGGTCATAGCACTTTGTTTAGACAATACTGCCGTGCTTCTCCTAGCGAACAGGCTGTAGGCTTCATACGCAGTGACTAAAGCTACTAGCCCTGCGTTAACCTGTGCTACATCCCTGTCAGACGATAAGGTAGCCCCACCCAATGCGCCACCGGCTACTGCGCCTCCTGCTATAGCCCCCACACGAGTCCCTAAGGATCTTCCTCTGGTCAGAGCGTTACCTGCCGCACCCCCTATCAAGGAGGTGAGGACGGTACTACCTATGCCTGACCTACCTTCAGCAAGTGCTTTCGTATTGGCTTTATCCAAGTCGGTGAGGGAGGTGGTCATATACCTCGCCCCGTCCTTAACTAAGGAGATTAACGGTTCTAACGCCGAATCAGACAGTACCGTAATAGCTGCCCCTAAGTTTTTAATAGTGGCTGTGATACCTTGTAATTGAATTTCCGACGCACGGGTAGCAGAGTCACCAAAAGGTAATTGGAACTCTTTGGTGGCCAAGTCGTCCTGTCCACGCGCTAAGGCGTTTAGGGCGTTCTCACCTCGAATGTTTATGAAGCGACTGAATTCTTTCTTCGCCGATCCTCCGAAACCTAAACGACGAAGCTCTGAAATTACCTCGACCAAGGGTGACATGCCATCTCTGAAATCAGCGAAACGTCTGCGAATTTCTTCGGCTGATCGGTTCTCACCTATGGCTGCATATCGTTCCCCTAGTCTCTCCGTAGTCTTAGTGTTAGGCGTGAAGACCTCATTCAATCCTTGACGTAAACCAGTGGCTGCGGTTGAGGCTTTAAGACCTTGGTTTCTCAACACGGATACGGCGGCCAAGAACTGCTCGCCAGACAGGTTCATAGTCTTAGCGGTTTGTGTGGATATTCCTAGAATAGTTTGCAGGTCTTCAGCGTTTAGTTTAGACAAGTTGAACGTCTTGGTCAGCAAGCTCGCCACTTGATCTGGACTGTACTCTGAGTACACTTTAGAGAAAGAGGTCAGCAAGTCAGCGGATATACCTACATCGGAGTCCGTTGCCGCCGCTAGGTTAGCAGTGGCTCGCAAGGTGGCCGGTACTTCACTTAACGGAACATCAGCCTGTACCAGCACTCTTGCCGCATCAGAGATTTCCCCGATGGTAAATTTAGTGGTGATACCTACAGCTTTTATGGCTGAACGTATGCCGTGCATCTGCTCGGTGGTGCCAAGTGCGGCCGCTTGCACCGATTTCATATTGGTGTCTAAGGTAGCCAGTTCACCTACTAGCGCGACTACCCCGCTAACGGCAGTTCCCAATACGGCAAAACCTAAATACAATCTGGCGAACTGTCGTAGCAGTAACCCGATACTGCTGTTACTTCCGCTACCACTACCTCCACGACCGCCTCCACCACCTAACCCCGTAGGGATTCTTCTGCCATCGGTGGAGTCTCGAAGTGCGCCCCGAATGCCTCCGACTTTCTCATAATGGCGGGTGAGATTACCTAAGCGCTCCCCGTGCTTCTTATACGCCTTATCTAATACCCCTATGGTATCCCGTAATTGCTTACGTTGAGCGTCATCGAGGGAATTATCAGTACGCAGACGATCAGAAAGCTGACCCTGTATTACTCGGGCTTCTCTTTGAGCCTTGGTGGTCGCGTTTATCTCTTTGTTAAGCGCCCCTAACAGTTCCTTACTCTGAACCAGCCCTGAAGCGGTGTTAGCCCCCGATAATTTTCCAGCGGTGTAATCTGACTGGAACTGACGCGAGTAGGCAAGGTTGCCAGTGCCACCTATTGTTGGTCTAGCCCCTGCTAAGGTCAGGCGCTCGTGAGCGGTCCTAGCGGTGGCTTCGTTAATAAGACCTAACCTTTGTGCCTTGGTTACATCATCCTTCCACTTGTTTAGCCGACGGAAATCGTCCCGAGTCATGTCCTCGAATTTCTTTCCAACCGACTCCACGAGGGAGGTATCCTTGAAGGAGTTGGATAGGTCTTTTATAAACGAAGCCTGTGCAGGGGTTACGTTATCCGGTACGGTTACGTGGCCTTTACTGCCCGTAAGTCCTTTCGAGATTCGATCTGCTACCCTTTGCTTAACGTCGTTAGACAAGTTGTTATCTATGGATTTAGTGAGCTGTCTCACCCCTTTATCAAGTAACTGCTCCTGTCTACGATATGACGCGTTAGCCTCACTACCTATTGAGGAGGTCTGGCGCAGACGTTTCGCCGCTCTAGCGGCGTCTCTGGTATCTTTTAGTAACGCCCTTCTGCCATCTTCATCCAACTTGTTGGGGTTGGCCAAGAAGGTATCTAACTTCTTTTGGGTATCCGCTATGGTTCTAAGGACGGCATCCTCTTTTTCTTTACCACGCTTATTGTCCGTCCTGCTGACGGCTTTGTGCAAGTCTTTAAATACACGGGTCTGCTTGCGGTTCTCGAACAGACTTTCTGCCTGCCCATCATTGAACGCTGTGAGTAGCGCCTTACGGCTTCTGGTAGCGTGTGAGCTATCTACCGTTACCACCTTACCTTTTCGTATAACATCACTATCATTAACCAATTTATACATCTGGTTAATGGTTCTAGCCTGCCCTCTGGTGTACGAGGTGAGTTGCTTAATAGGGTTAGTAGATCCTATTACTTTATTTATTCCTTCTCTTTTTCTTAGCAGATCTTGGTGGTTCTGTGCTGATCGGAGACTCTTCTGTATCTCCCTGCTGGCATTGGAAATACTCTTTTGATAAGCAAGTCGGTCACTTCGTTCCCTGCTGGATAATGTCTGTCTTTCTTTTCGGTACTCGGCTCGCTCCCGGATTAATTCCGCGTCTAACTTATCCTTACCTAGTCGAAGGTTGTCTGGACGTAAAGATGACCCAGCACCTTGTTGGTTGATTCGATCAGCAGTGCGTCGTATACGCGCTCTGTGAGCCTCAGCAGCCTCAAGGTTACGAACGTAAGTACTATAGCGTTTATTGTTTTGCTGTAGGCTGTCATTGATAGCATCAAGGCGCGCCTCTCTGTTGCTTATTACCTTGTCACTGGTGGTCTTAGAGGTGGCGAGGAGTTTTGTTAGTTTCTTCTGCTCACTTTTAAGGAAGGTGTTCACTGCGGCAAGATGTTTCTCAGCCACCCTGTCGATATTTCCTGAGACAGACTTCAGTACCTGCTTACCTAATGCGGCGCTATTACCAACCTCCGCTATTTTTGACGTGGCAGTGGACGACTGCTGGACACGTCTCGACACGGTAGCGTTCTGTCCTTTAGTTAAGGTACCAAGATTAACTAACGCCTTCGGGTTTAGGTTGAGCGCCTTGGATACTTCTTTACTTATCCGCCCACCACGACTATTCGCCACGGCAACCAAGCTTCTTTGCAAGGTATCTAGCTGTCTAGAGAACTCTCTGGTAGCCCCGTCTATATCAAGAGCAACCGCCATTTTAGCGTGGATAGGCATCTTCTCGAAGACTGCCTTGGCTTCCTTCTGTAACTTGCCTGCATCTGCTTTAATGGCCGCCAAGAACTTGGACTTGTCACGCATACCTGCGTACTTAGGGTGTACGGCTAGAGTGGGGTTTACCGAAAGCTGTTTAAGTGTCTTCTCGGTATCCGCTATGAGTTTCTTGAGGTCTTTAGTGAGTTCTTTGGCGAACTTTCCCTCGTTTATCACACCACCAGATTTAGGATCAAGTAAGGCTAGAACTTCTATCTGAATGCTATTATCCACGAGGATGTCTCTCTTTAATATGCAGTAAAATGTCCCAGCATTCTAGCAGGTGGTGAAGTTTTTGGGAATGTTGCATTGAGGGGGTTGACGTACAAAACTAGCCGGTGATCATACCGCCTTTTAGACCTTCAGACATATCTATGACAGTCTCTTCCCCTGAGGATGCGCCTTCTCCGCCACCAAATACGGCGGCCATAGCCTCGTAAGTAGTGGTGGCCTCAGCCATTATCATCTTAGTTTTTAACTTGAAACTGTATAGCACAAGCCTGAAATCTTCCTCATGATAAAGATGCAAGGCATGGGCTATGTCGTAGTCAGCCACTAAAAGGCAGACATCGGTGAACCCCGCTTTCGAGAGGGTGTCGTGAAACGCTGTTCCTATTTTTACAGAATTCTTTGCTGATTTACTCTTTACGTCTTCTGAATTTTCAGGGTTGAACCAGTCGGTAATCGCCAGAGCTGTTTGTTCTAGGTCGCTTTCATCTACACCCACCGAAAGAAGCACCTCTTCCATAGAGGTGTCTGGGGAGGTATCCATAGCCATAAAAATAGCCTCAACTTTCGCCAAGGCTATTTTTGTTTGGTTCTGTAATGAGTAAAAAAGATTTGAATCTTTTTTACTCATGGTGCTTACACATCAGAATACATCTGGAATGTAGGTGCGCCCGCGATTAACTCAGCGGCGTGTTCCATAATTGCGCCAGTCTTAGTTAAGTTAGAAGGCACAGGGTAGAGACTGAACTCCACAGTAGCTTCAGAGAAGCCCTGATTGTTCTGTGAATAATCAAGACCAGAAGTAACCGACCCGTACCAGCCTTGGATAACAGTAGGTGCTCCGCCGTTGCTAGACTCAGCAACAACTTGTATCGTGAGATATTGCTCTCCACAGTTAGCGCCACCGCCAACAGGATTTACCAAGGTAATAATGTCCAAAGGCTCCACCGCGAAGAGTAATGGAGTACCGGCATCTAACGTCACAGCAGTTCCAGCAATAGAATCTACACGGAGTATCTGAACGTCTTCAGGTCTACTTTGATTATACACACTTAGGATGTCGCCTTGCGCTATTGCGTTAAGACCTGTACCGTCTGCCGCGATGGTGATACTTGTATCGCCAACCGCCGCTGAAGCATTAACGGTAGTTGCATGTTCTTTGGTAGCAGTGGTAAGACCATTTCCTACCATGAGCATTAAGTTACGGTGCGTATGTTCAGAAAGCGTGGCGGTAATTTTAGAATCAGTACCTGTAAGTCCTCGACCTAGTACAGCATTTCCTGGTCCACCACGAAGTTCTGTGAACTCCTTAGTGAAGGATAGCGTAACATCCGATAACACACCAAGAGAGTCTTCGTGCTTTAGCCTGTTTACTTTGCTTAGAACGCCTACGCGGACTTCAGCCGAGCCGAACACATATTTGTTCGTTTTTGGTGCTCCGATTTTTGAACTACAACCCGCCATGTCTAACTCCTGAACTTTATAAATAAGATACTACGAATAAGGTGTGGTTCGTCACGGTGACGAACCATTTTGTGCCCTGAGTTTAAGTCAAAGCACGTCAGCTTTCAAGTATTTCCAAGCCTCCCTGCCATGCTTTCTCATGATAATAGATAGCAACGGTCGCCTGCTTTCAAGAAAGGCTGTCCTTCCTACTACGTTATTAGCTACGCTTAAAGAGGTAGAAGGGACGTCAATATCTCCCATATTTGGATTGAAAAAAGGTTCCATAATAATTTTATTTAAGGTGCTGGAATAGAAGGAAGGTGCTTGTATTTTTGCGCGCATCTTCATCTTTCCGTGTAGCCCTAACCTACCTGAAAATTGTACCTGCCTCATAGACCAATCTTTCGATGCCCTTCCCACCCTATCTGCCATACGTTTAGCGTACCACCCTGATTCATGCCAGAACACTTTGGTACCATGCCCTCGCTTTTTATGTATCTCCAAGGTTCTTGAGGATAGTTTGGCATAATAAGGGGTCAGTGCAGAAACTCGTGTGGCACTCCCGTAAGGTTTCACGGAGACGCTTTTAGGTCCTGATACGCTTGGGCTACTAGGTAAGCGGGTCTTAGTGGCAAGCGTGGATACCATGTCATTGAGGGCGCTGGCGTAGGCTTTTTCTATCCTTCGCTCCATCTTCTTTCCTCGGACATGGAGTGCGTTCTTCACCACGCGGGAAGACCTGGCACCACCCTTTTCAACCACTTGCTTTCGTAGTTGGTTCAAGGCTACGCTGGATAGTTTTAGCCTAGCCATAGTATGATGGGTGGAAGTAAAGGAAGCCCTCTACTACCACGAGGCGATACCCGGTTAGGCTGTCAGATACTTGCGGGTTCATATCCACGTTGCGTATAGCGAACCGCCCTACTTCAGGGTACTCCACAGGCACTGGAGGATCTTGCTTAGTGGTGTCATCCGCCAAGTAATTAAATACGGGCAAGGTTTTACCTGCACAGAAAAAACTATTAACCTCTCCGGCTATGGTCAGGGCTTTTATGTTGTTTGCGTCATGCTGTACTGCACTGCCCATGGCGATAGCAAAATTGCTTATACCTTGTCGCTCGGTAGATGAAAAATCCATCAGTTTCCACGCAAGCGCATCCTCAGAACCTTCCATTAGCACGCTCTGCACCAAGGCGCGGTCATCAAGGTCTAGCGCCACTTGTGAGTTTAGGGCTGTCTGAGCGATAGACAGCCCCCACTTGTCCACCGTTGATTTAACAGCAGCTATGTCGTTAAGCACGCTCATGATTAGCCTCCAAAAGCATCATGAAGCACTTAGTACTTCTTGATGTGGACTGTTCTGCGGTAACAACTTCGTAACTAAATCCATTGTCAAGATGTACGACAAACCCTTTCGCTGGTTTTAGTTTACTCGGCAGGTAGCCTAGGAAAATTTGATTAACCCCTTGACGGACTACAGGGGCTGGGGCGTTAAAATACCGGTCATGCTCAAGCAATGCCCAGTCTTTGTACTTAGCCCCTTCGGTAGTCTTATAAGCGAATCCAGACCCAGACTTAACATCCTTCACCGGGTTGCTGATTATCTCAGCAAGAAAAGGTGCTCTTCGTATATAGTACGTGGTACCGTAGGTAGTGCCTTCGTAAGTGTTGGCCTGATCCTCTAGGATATTATATACCTGACCTGCGGGGTCTTTAAAGGTATTGACGCCACTCAGAGGGTCATTGCCTAATGCCCCCATAGTATTGGTAGCCTTAGCATCCGCGCTATGCGCCCCAGCCTTTAGATTAACAAGGGTAGAGTGTTTTACGAATTGTTCGCCATCCCATACCTGTATAGGTGTCTTGGCGTGAAAGCGTACTGAATGGGCAAGATGGTGAGCATACATTTATAGCGCATTCTCTACGCAGACGTGGTGTGCCCAGCGTACCTTACTGCTTTTACCTACCGCAATCCCTATAGTTAGTGGCTCTTGGACTACCCCCAGAGCATTACTTAGGCCTGCCATAGCTTTTTTCATTTGTCCCTTTACCATCAAGGGAAGGTCTTGTTTATTCTTCGGGCTGAACTTAGTGACCACATGCCCGTCATTTATTTCTGTGAGGCTAGTATCCTGTAGCGACAATACTGTATCCAAAGACCAGTAGAAAGCCCAAGAGGTAAGTACCTCTATCGCATTCGGGTGATCTGCTATAATAGTGTCAATGTCAGGAAGCCCTGCACACGTTAATGTTTGAGACACCCCCAGACTCGACACGCCCATAAGTTTAAGGGTGTCGTCGCAATGGATCACAGGTACCAGAGTATTTGCTCTGAGCTGTTCTCCTATTAAGTATCCGGGGATGATATTAAGCATAACAATTAACGTGCCATGAACACGCCAGCCTCTATCTGCATCACTACCCATGGGTCTTCCATCGCAGCCTTGTCGATAGTGAAAGATATGCCACCACCTGGATAAACCTTAGTAGGGTCAGTAGGGTGTGGGATAGGGTACTGTGATACATACACCCCTGCTTCGGCTTCACCTTCTAAAGGTACAGCGGCAGGCGTTGAACCCATGTCAAAGCGGTCAGCTGTATCAGCCTTAGTGTCAACCTTAGTGTCGGTAGTTACTTTGTCCTTAGTGTCGGTAGTTACTTTGTCCTTAGTGTCTTTAGTTGCACCTGTTTTTCCCTTGTCCATATTTTTCTCCAAAATTTATAATGATATTTATCCGAATGGTTAATTCGTCATAGCATACTAGCACATTTTCAGCCCATAAAAAAAGAGAAGCATTACGCTTCTCTTTTACTTACTAAACCAGCACTAGGTTATACGAGCGTAAGAACTTTAAACGGTGCGTCACCCATCATGCGATATAACAAGCGAGACCAGTCCCAACGGAATGCGGTGTTTCTGCGCATAGCGTTAGACTCTTCTGCTTGATACTGTGCAGTAGCGTCGCTAACTTCAGCGATTGCTTTTGAGCTGTCGAAAGTTAAGATGGTACCAGCAGGTAGTACGCCTGTAGGTACCACGATAACGTCAGGAACACCTACGTTAATCCAGTTAAGCAAGGTAGGGTTAGAGTCTACGGTCATACCGTGTACTGCGTACCCACCTGCTGGGATTTCAGTTCTACCAGAACGATTAACGACCGCTAGGTAAGCTGCTGAATCCATTACCGCAACGTCGCGTGTGTACGGGTCGTTAGGGTCATTAAGGAATGTAAACCAAGCCTTCTCGGTCAAGGTGTTAACCGTACCACCGATTGACGCGTCAAGAGATGTAGCAGTTACCCCTGTTAATGCGCCTTCAGAAGGTACCGTAGGGTTACCTGTGAAGATTCGGCTGATGTCACGCCAGATGCCTCGGTTACGCAAGATACGAGAGTGTTGTGCAATAATCATAGCTACCATAGGTAGTGTGACTTGTTGACGTGCTTTGTCCGTAATCTCTAAGCCGATAGTATAAGCCGGAATAGATTGCGTATTAGCAGAGAGTGAGATACCCACCATTTGAGGAGGTAACGTGTTCTCTACTGGGGAAGATTCGTATTCATCATCAAGTGCTGCTGATGAGTTAATCTTAGGCTGTACGAACACGCCGCCGGGGATGCTATAGCTGGTGGCAATCATACGACGGAACGCGGCTTCAGTGCGCTCTTCGTTATTGCCTTGTAAGCTGTCTTCAACAAGACCTAAAATAGTCTCACCGAATAATAGGCGACGGATAGTGCCATCAGCATCATTATCGGTGCTAGGCGTAGCAGAAACGATAGGTGCTCCTGCCGCTGTGCCAGATGCCATCTGCGACTCACCTAAGGCACTAGCCATAGATGACGCTCTAACGCCAATAGACGGATCGTCCTCTAGGTAAACCCCTAAAGAGTTCATAGCTTGCTCTACTACGGTCCCGCGCTCCGGGTCATGGTCAGAGAACTCACTGTTTAAACGGGCAGACAGTGTAGTGCCAGTGGCTTTACATTGTGCAACCTGCGCAAGCGTGATCTCACCCGTGGCTTGGTCGCCATTGGATTTGATGTATTGTATTTCTAACGACATAAACTTATGCTCTCCGTAGTAGAACTGGGCGGTCTGCACCAGCCCCATAAACTTCCCATACCACCCACATATGAGTAGTTGGTGTACCTATCTTAACGCGACCCGCAGAATCTACTCCGCCTAGGCTGTTCGACCCAGCCCCTAAAGGATGCTGACCAGCTGGGGTTTGTGTACCAGAGACCACTAAATCACCTACTGTTAAACTACCAGCCTCATCAAGAGCGAATACCGTTCCACGGTCTCGGCAGCCGATAGGGATTCTACCTGAATCATTGGGTAATTCTACGCCTTCGATGAAACCTATAATCTCATCGCCGTCTGCACAGATTTCCATGTCCGACCCTGCGGCAAACTTTAATGGCTTGCCTCGATCAGAAGTTGATTTCACTGCTGAACCAACAGCCATGAAGTCCTGTACTGCTTCTTGAGGAAGCTGAACTGGTAGCTTACGCTTACCTACTCGCATTCCTGCTGTATCAAAACCAGCCATACTATGTTCTCCTTGATGCGTTCTTTCTACTAATAGGGAATCCAGTAGCTTGACTGTGACTAGCTCCTGTATCCGTTGAATCGTCTGATGTTTGGGTATCGCTAACCTGAGAGCTAGGGAACTTCTTATCGAATTCTGCTTCGCTTATGCTGAAGGCTTCAACAAGTTCTCCTGCGCTCATCTGTGAGCGGTCTTTCATAGTCATGCCTAGACGTACATCGAAGGTGGCAAGTAAGGCACATGCCATGTCTTTCAGACTTTCCGCACCCGCTTCAGCATCGGTTAATGCTAAGGCAGTCTGAGTAGCAGCTGCTTCTGCTTCTGCTTTCTCCGCTTTTAACTCCGCGATTGTGGTGTTAGCGGCAGTCACTTGTCCAGCCAAGGTCTCGATACGAGACAGCGCTTGGGTCTCGATACGAGACAGCGCTTGGGTCATGACATCTTCACCAGCTGTTCCTGCGTCACCCGCTGTTCCTGCGTCACCAGCTGTTCCTGCGTCACCCTTGGCTTTAGCCTCAGCATCCACTTTAGCTTTAGCTTTAGCCTCAGCATCCACTTTAGCTTTATCTATAGCCTCGTCTTCAGCAGAAATGTTCCCAGAAGCCTTAGTCTCTCGACTCTTAGCTAACGCTTCTGCCAGCCTTGCAGCTATTTTTGTACGATTGCTCATGGTTCTTACCTTTTTAAAGTAGTTGAAAGTGTATATCTATGTACGTCTGAATTCAATGTTTTTGAATACGTTTATTAACTCTGGAAGGGACGATACGCTGTCTAGTAGCCCTAATTCCAGTCCTTTAGACGCTGGGAAAGTTTCCCCAGCTATCCATTCATCTGAGGTCAATTTACCTGATCGAGAGTCGCTTACCGACTCAAGAAATAAATCGGCCTGCGCGTCATTCAGTGCAGTTACGGCTTCCTTATCAAGATCGGTTAAGGGTTCTACCCCGCTGGGTATCCCTTTCTTATCCCCTGATCGCGCTACAAAGAAGTCCACGCCATCCTCTTCAGCCCTACGGTACTGTGAGCTTATGATAGTGTACGACCCTATCGAACCCACCAACGCGTACTTAGACCCTACCACCATAGGCATGGCGCACCCTAACCAATACCCTGCCGATGCCAGCGTAGTCTCAGTAAAACAGGCTGACATTTCTTTAGCTTCTGCTAGTCCATAAAGAATATCGTGAGTTGTCCCACATCCTCTCGCGTACCCACCTGGAGAGTTCACCACCGTAATAACTTTGGTGACCTCTTCGTCCTTCATCAATATATCTACCGCCGCACGAATGGTGTCGTAAGATATTATGTCAAGGTATTCTTCCATCCATGAGTACTGAGGTATTAACATACCTGAAATAGTCAGGAGAGAAAACTCAGGGGTGATCCTGGTGATCGCCGAGGTTTCTGCATAACCTAACAACTCGTCAACGTCTTTAGATGCTTGAGCCTCTGGGTAGTGCTCAGCGTTATTCATTAACGTCTGCATCTGCTCAAGCATCTTCGCCGCTTGTTCCGGGGCCCCTGTCATCATTAGTTCATTTGCAAACATACCTAGTCCTTTTTAACTTTATTCCGTTTAGAGTCAGGGTTAAGCGTTTGTTCTGCTCCCCCGTTTTGAGGGTTACTAGCCCCGCCTGTTGATTGTACGTCTGAGGTCACTGACATAAATCGCGTCCCAGAGAGGTTCACATACTCAGGACCAGGCTCAGGCAACCCCATCTTATATCTGAATTCTGCATCCGTCATCATACCCAAGGACAGCAACTGCATGTATCGTGTCTGCCTAGTGAGTAGGTGTGTTTCTAATTCTGTCTCAGGTCTAAGGTTTATAGGCTCAAACTCAACCTCTACAATACTTACAATACCCATGAGTCTAAGGTATAACGTCAGTATACGACTCCACACTTCTGCTACGGGGCGCTGAACCCCTTTGGCTAGATGTAGGTAAGTTAGCGCCTCTATGTTAGATAGGGATTGAGAGCCTTCCAACCGTAGACCTAATATCGAGGGGTGCGATTTAAGGGATAGGGCAAGTATGCCTGCCATAGTGTTAAGTAATTCTGAGTAGTCCGCCTTTACGTTCTCACCTTGAACGATGTCCACCGCCTGATCATCGAACATTACCAACACGTCTTCTGGGCTGGTCTCAGATACGGTATTAGCTATGGCCGCGCGATTAAGCTCCAACCACTCTAACATTTTCTTAGAGTCGTCTTTACAGTTATCAGGGGCGTTTGTCACGTATAATTCTTTGTTAAGCGTGACCGTTAACCTTGCGTGTCCTGCCTTATCCAGCGCCTTCTCCATGGAGGTTACGAACTCGGTGAACGACAGGATAGTACCTACTGCTGGGGACATCATTGAGGAGGCTTTATGGGTGGTAGCCTGCTGATGTAGCGACGCATAAAGCATGGTAGGGTAATTAAGTGCCGTACCATACTGGAAGGGCACCACCCCGTTTTTCTCTTCTCTGAAATCTATAGTTTCCAAGGGGACTACTACCACGCGGTCCAGTCCCTTGTTTTTAAGTACGACCTCGCTGAACACCCCGCCAGAAAGTATCACCTCTTGAAGCATCGTAGCGGTGAGGCTTTTAGTAGACTTACGCATGTTAAACCCTTGGAGGGCTTCTGCTGGCTCGTCTAATCTGTGTAACAACTGACGACATAACGTAGTAGACCCAGCATCGTGCGTGCCGTCTACGTGCGTACACTTAACCTTCAAATCCTCCAGCGCTATCTCCACCAAGTTGAATACTGCGGTGGAGAATACCGGACTATGTCGGTTCAATATCCGTAGAACCTCTGTCTCAGACCGACAAGACCCCAATATATTTAGGATGTCTACCCCGTGTGCATTCCTGGTTACCGATCCTCCAGACCGTAACCAGCCGAACGGTTTTCTGTGCTGTCGGGTATCGGTAACCTGCTTATTAGGGGATTTCTTCTTCCTGCTGGATTTAGTAGTGTCCTTAAAAAGAGGTGAGGGCATTAGTATAATTTCGGTAGAGGGTTGAAAGGCTTGTCGTTATTTTGCTTTAGTTTAACGGAAGTAATGTCTCCTGTAAAAAATTTATCAGGGCTATCCGCCTCTCTACGTCGCCTTACTGATAGGGTATTGGACGCTATTAGCATGTAAAGTAGGGCATGAGCGTAGTGGTCATCCCCTATATTTTTCCACACGGATTTACCTCTATCAAAGACTTTGGCCATGTTGGTTACGTGTAAGTTGAATAGACGGGTCTCAGGGCAGTTCACTTGTGCTATATGACTCATGCCAGACTTTGCCGCAAGGAGATTAAACGCCTCAGTCCTCATAATGACCACTTCTCCAGAGTCTTTGAATTTTACAAACTCACCAGGCTCTGGGGCGTTTTGAACGTACCTAGCTATGTAGCCATCGGGAAACATATCCACGATGGTAGCGGCTAACGTCAGGTCTGGCATTCCATCCACCACTATACGTATTATGTTGTACCGGTTTTTTAGTACCGCAATTCTTTCGGCTACAGATGACCGCTTAGTGGCAGGGTCAAGCTCATTCCGTAGCTGTTCTTTATGTACTACCGTTACTTTAGTACCTTCTACATACCCCACCACAATCCATGAAGTCTTACCTACGTCAGACCCTAAGAAGTACTTACCGCCACTGGCGGTAGGCGTACTAGATACTACGAATGGCGGTGTTATTCTGGAGGTGGCATCCACATAGGGCGCACCCACTCGGAAGTTGACCCATTCCTGTTTATCGTCATAGTCCTCTACTTGCTTCAAGGTTCTGGACGGGGGGTTTGTTGAGTAGACATCAAAAGGCTGTACCCTAAAGCCTTCATGCTTCTCCCGTAGACTGTCAAATTCATGCACCCATTCTCTATGTGAAGGGTCTGCAAGGGCCTGAGGAAGAATAGGCCTGCCACAACTAGGGCACTTCAAGTACGCTTTGTCAACCTTGTATTTAGCATTCAGCAAGTCAGAAGCCGTCCATTCGATCAAAGGTCTATCGTAACCGGGCACTACTACATCCGTGAAGAAATCCAGAGGGCTGATGGTGTTACAGGCAGGGCATTTACAGGCGTAAATACCTTTAGATGATTTACCGTAAGACTCCGATATACCGTATCCAGGAAGCGTGGGGGTGGAGAACTGCATGTCGATGGTCTCATCATCTGGCCAAGAAGCTTGTCGGGAGGAAAGTCGATCGAGCATTTTAAGATTCGAGAAGTCTACCTCATCCTTAAACAGGTAAGGCGCAGGGATGGAGATACCTGATCTGGACCCCTCAGTACCATCTGCGTACAGGTAGGAACCGTTGGAGAATTTCTTCACAGTCAGGTTATTCACCTCAGGTACCATCATACCTGAGACGTAAGAGCTATTCTCTATGGCTGAGTTGACCCGGTCTGCCATGAACAATTCAGCGAGTTTTTTAGTTGGCAAGGTGTAGATTGCCCTGACACGAGACTCTCTTGATAGGATGGTAAGTATCACCGCTACGGCTATCTCAGACAGACCTACCTGCGAACACTTAATTACGGAACGCTTAAGCGATGTAGAATCTACAATGTCCTTTTGATACTCATACCCATCAAAGGACCAAGGCACGTCGGGTATTCGTGGGTGCGATAGGAACTTAGTCATCCACTCACTGTTGCGGAGCAAGTTACTGTCTGATTCGGCTATCCCCTCAGATACCCGAGACAGTACCTCCTCAGAAAATTGCCCGTGGTCAATAGCCACTCTAGCTCTCGATGTTATCTGTTAAGGCACTTCTCATATTGTCCATGTACTCCCCACGTTGCTCCTCTGGTAGCGACTTGCCGAACTGTATGAGTGCGTTCTCAAGACGGATAACCCTGCTGGCACTATTCAATAGCGGCAACATCTTACCTACAGTATTCAGTGCGGTGTTAATGGATTGGATGGCTTTGATGGTGTCTATATCCACGGTATCTGTCTGCCTATTGATATTCTTACGAAGGAATTTCAATAGAGTGGCAGTGGCCTGGACCTCTTCAGATACTGAGATGTGCTCTAGCTGGTCCTCGGCCATCTCATAATTAACACCATCCTGTAAAGTCTCAGCGCCCAGCACCTTTAACAGCTTCTCCCGATCAGCTTCCGATACATAGTCTACACTTCTTATCAGCATTTCTACATGCTGGGATAGACGTATACCATCAGGTGACACAGGGTCTGCCGTTCTAGTTACTAGAGAGGATGTTCGGTTCGTCATGGTGATGAACGGGTATTAGACTAAGGCTTCTAAAAGAGTGGCCGCTGGGCTGAAGGCCGCTATTCTCTTATGCTTAACTGGATAACTTTTACCTTTTAGTACGAAGGAGGTGCGACGATTTTCACGCACCTTCAACGTACCTAGCTGGGGTAGCCACACTGTGCCACCTTTTGCGAGTTCCTCAGTAGTTACACCTACTAAAGCTGTTACCACTAGTTTAACCTCTTTTTGAGTTAGACCGGTGGTGTCAGCCACCTTGCTTATCACTTGTTTATATTGCATGTTACGCCCCTTGATTACAGTAGGTAAGGAATATACACGAACAATAGGCGTACTTGCAACTTTTGATTAGCCACTCGCAAGGCTAGAAATCCCCCAAATTGCTACCAATACCACGGTCCACAGGATAATGCCAAGCGCCACCGCTTTAATCACTGTCTTAGTTACCGTTCTGTTTAGGTCATTCATTAGTATGTTTCCAATAATTGTTGTAACTATTGAACGCTACGATGGAGAAGAACCTCTCCGCTAATGCCAGCTTGTCTTCATTGAACCCGCCATCCCATACCAAAGCCATGCAGTTACGGTGAAACATTTCGTCGTTCTCTACTCTATTATCTTCTGACTTATCAAGTAGATCTATACCTGCATCATGAAGTAGGCACGCAGGTCTGAAGTCTACGTCATGCCTCCACATGAAGAATCTAGCCAGTAGATTGTTCCACCAAGCATTGCCACAACCATTACCACAATAGCCTGATTCTATACCTACTCTTACTATAGGATGCCACTCCAACAAACCCCAATCTACTTCCACTTTATTAGTCATATTCCTGTCCTTTTAACGGGGTTGGTGACCCGGCTTCCAACATCTTTGGAAGCCGTTCATTCTTATCTTTGTTATTTATGATGACTCCAGCTAAGGTTAGCAAGGAACCCATGACTGAATACATCATTACGTTAATCATAGATTTATAGTCGGGGTCTATTGAAGGTATAAGTGTCCACCCGTCTAGTGTGAAATGGTTAAAGAACACCCAGTCAACTATTAGAAAGCCTAGGAAAGCGTAGGCTATACCATAAATCCATTTGCCTTTTTTCTCTGGGGGAGATACTGCCTTATTTTCTTTGAGCGTTCTGGCTACCGCCCGCTCTACGGCATCCTCGATAAGGTTCTGCACCTCCTCCATATTCAACTGCTTAGCTTCCATACCGTTATCTGAGGTACCGACGATACATAAACAGGTTAGCTAACCCTAATATACCAACCCCTATAATGAACCGCTCATCCACCATGTGGGTAATCCACCCATGCGCAAAGCCTCTATGCTCTAGGATGGAAATCACTATCAACCACTGCGCGAAGGTAGCTAAGATTAGCTCTGTTACTATGTACATTCTACGGTAAGCCTTAGCTAAGATGAATACCCAAATTAGCGCAGACCACAGCCATATACCGGTAGCCACTTGTGCCCACCAAGGGGCTTTTAATATTATTTCTATCACTTCACTACCTCCACAGTAGATGTTAAGGGTAACTGTATGACCACCTTACCTTCAGGGCATTTGTAGTTTTCTACTCCGTATAGTCTTCCTGTACTGACCTCTGAGACTCCAACAAGAGTTGCATCGAAGCGAAGATAGATCCATCCCTCTGCTCCACTGAGCTGGTAGGGTTCTGTGAATAGCTTGACGTGATAAGGTCTTCCTTCAATATTCGCCCCAAGGTGTAGCGAAATGATAGGACATTCTGGTCTAAACTTCCTGACCTCCACGGTGTATTCACCCTTGCCGGAACTAAGGGAATAACGGAAGTTGGCATTGCGGATTTCGGACACGCGGGACAGGCCGAGAAAGTTGTAAATGATGGGTTTGACGGCATAAGAAGCAGCCACAAGAGCAAGGCTGGCCCCAACCAATCTAATAAGAGTTGCCGCGCGATCTGTAAGCTGCCAGTTATCACTACTCTTCACCTACTATTCCCCAGACCCCTAATAATGTATCACATTCACAAAGAAATAACCCACATTCAGCAGGCATAATTACCGGGCATGGTTGTGTGCCACCTTGCCAAGACGCTTCTGATTCTCGTATAACTCCTTCTGATTCAGGATAATAGTCTTCATAGTGCGGTTCATCTTCGAGATTGTAGTCTGGTTCAAGGTTATCGCCTTGTTTTGATACCGGTTGATCTCGTTCTGCCTCTGACTGCTGCACCCCGTCAACCACAGGGAACTCAGGCAGAGGCTTAACAATAATAACTTCGGTTTCATTTTTAGTTGCCTCTTGGTTTAGTTTCTGCGCCTGCGTGGTGGCATTCTTCGCTCCGGTTAAAATCTCCGCGCTATCGTCTAACCACGAATAGATAAACGCGGATAGTATTACTGCGATGACTACCGTTAGTATAAATTTAATCATAGATGAACCTTCTTTCTGGCTCTAGTTAATGTATATTTATTACTAAAGATAAGTACATCATCCTGCTCATCCACCTCGATCTTAACTTCCTTACCTGCTTCGTCAATCCGTTCCCCGAAACAGGACTCTCCTCCGTCATCTTTACTGATTCGAAAAGTGAGTACTATGCCTTTTAGTCGCCAAGTACCTGTCTGATGTTCATTCTTAGATACTGAGACCCAGGTATGGTTCTGGTTAAACTGCAACCGCTCTTTGCATCCTTGGTACGATCCCACCCACTGCCCTACTAGCCTATCTGGTAGAGGTGTTTCAGGGGTCTTACACCCTAAGAAGAGACAAGTGAACGCACTAGCTAGTATCATTCGTACATCATACCGTAAAGGTATATATTTTTGGGTTTTTATCCATCCACTTCGTATCCACATGGCACCAAGACACCCCGCCTTCTAATCGTATTTTGAAAGGAAATAATTCCTCGTTAGCCCGAATCCAACCCCTCACTTGCTTGGCCGTCATACCTTTAACATCGAAATCAACCGCCTTACCGAACAGATGCATACTGAGATACAGCTTGTTCTTGTAGACTTTGTTCTTAACCATTTGCTGAGCTATAGAGCGCAGACCGCGTTGCTTCTGGCGACCCTTGTTTATTGTAATAGGCTTACCCAGCTTCTCTCGAATAATGAGCAAGGTATACAGTAGGCGGTAGTCAAGGTAATACCACGCGTTCTCACCAGAAGCCCTATGGGTTCTACTCCCAACAAGCTCTCCCACCTTAAAATACTTCTTAATTCTTTTCCGTACTTCTTCTTCTGATAACAATTCCATGACTCATACCGTTATGCTGTTGTGCCGAACTCTCTGGCTATTTTTTGGTACTCAACACACAAGGGGTTCGTCTTCAGCGGTAGTGTGTTAGCTATTGCTCGATTAGCTAACTCTCCTCGGAATCCTTCAAGGTCAAAGTCTTTGAGGTATTCATGACTAACTCCAGAATTTGTTGTGTAGTCCTTCTCACCTCGGGTGTCGTACAAGTCGTGGGTCCTATCTACCTGTACTTCCTGATACCCTTTCCCTTTGAAACTAAGTATCCAAAGATTATTATATTTCTTCTTACCGGGTGCTCTAGGTGCGCCACCTACTCTGGCGTTACCTAAGCGTAAGGGGACTTTTTTATCTGACCAATCCACCTTGAATTTGTCTCTACTCCCAAAGGACGTCATTAAGTAATTACCTTTGAATGTGCCTGACAGTAATCCATTGAACGTGATGTAGTGGTCGGAGCGTAGCAAGAAGTAGTTGCTGTTAACTTCTATATGTTCAAACACTCCATCGGTAGCCAGCAACCCTTGCATGTCACCCCTCTTAGAGACGAAGAAGTTACCCTCAACATGCAGCCCTTTTATACCTGCTAGGGCATATTGCGCATTATATATTCTGGCACTGCTCCCCAGCCTATCCAGATTATATTTTGGAATAGGCTGTATTCCGTCGAAGTGTGCTCCCTTGGTGTTGGCCGCATCATAGAACACGGTGTCTTCTACTCTTACGCAGTTGCCAACGACTCTACAAAAATCGTTCATAACCCCTTCGCGTGTCTTTCCTATGCCATTGATTGCATAGGTAGTACTGCGGAGGTCTTTCCCTTTTAGCTGGGCATTGGTCTTGAGTAGTAGCACAGGCTATTTCAATCCTTTTATTAGTTCTATTAGTAGCTTAACAGGGACGTACCCCCCTAACTGTTTAACTAATTCCACGTCATCCGATGCCGGATCAGCTAAATTAGAGGCACCTATCTTTAGTACGGTATCGCCATTTTCCTTGAACGCAACAAGTGTTATTTCTTGTGCCTCCGTCATGGTGTTTACTTGTAATACTCTATCATTCATATGGCGGACCTTTATTTAGTTTGTACGTCAAAGCTATTCTTAATGTTATCTGTGACTGTATCCTTAACAACCACAAGCGCCCTCTCTAGCTCTTCTCGTTTTATATCTAGCTCAGCCATTACTCTCTTTTGGGCAGCTAATGCCTCACTCTGCATAGACCTAATAATTGTTTCAGAAGCAAACCCCTCTATGTGCTCCTTAAACTTGCACTTTACAAATTCTTGTTTATGCGCGAATATTTCTGCCTCAGTCCAATCACGAGGTAGACCTGCCATCTCACCTGTCCCCTCTAAGGCTTCCCCCATCATCTCTATGTTCCATCCTTTATCCACTGCTAATTGAGCTGTTAAAAAACTATTCAGAGTAATATCCGTTATACTAAATGTTGTTACTGCCATAATTACTGATCCTTTTAAACTTTATGTCTCCAATCTAATGCAACTACAGAGTACCACTGCTCTCTCTCAATATTCGGTGTACCAGCATTCCCATCAGTAGTATGACCTAAGTCTGTCCAAGCCACTGTACTGCCTTTATCTCTTGAAAATACTTTGTAGTTGGTGAGCATCATAAGCGTTACGAAAGCTGTCCCGTTTCTGAACCTTCCACCTGGATTATACTGATCAAGAATAGCACCATTTAACCAAGGTGAGGTATAGTCAAACCAGCCCTCTTGATTTGCAGGTACACTCAAAGCAGAAATCCAATAGTTATATGTCCCTCCTCCTAGACTATTACGAATAGCATCACCTACAGCAAACGAACCTAACGTCCAAGGACTTCTCAGTTTAACAGTCCATGTCCCATCCCCGTTATCGACATAATCTGTCGTTATGTTACCGTTTAGTATTGTTGCGTAGTACATATTGATACGACTGTACCCTAAGTTGTCGTATTTACGACCATTAACTCCTGTATAACGATAAGAGCCATCAGGCTGTTTAGGGTGTAGCAACAAAGAGTGTCTATGTCCTGCATCATCTCTATACCATCCAGAAGCATCCTCAACAACTACTTGAGTGTCACCGTTATTTAATGGCTGAGCTAAATATGTCTGACTATTAGGCTCTTTCGTTAGGGTCTCAGGTCGTATAACTTGTTTATCACTATCGTATGTAGTTACGCCTACATAGGCATAAGACTTATACTCTTTTATAGGGTCAACACCAGGACCAGTCATATTTAACTTTGTAGATATGACTGCTCGATAATCCTTAGTTAAATCCACAGGATAAAAATTATCACTGTTTAATGTAGGTGGGTAAGTTTTTATTTTAAAGTGAAGTGAACCTGCTGTACCGTTCACTACATCTTCAACAACATCATAATCAGGATTTAAGTTTAACCAATTTTCATAATCTGCAGTTCCTAGAAAAAAGGTTGGATTAGGGTTTAGTGTCCCTAGTCCTGCTCTAGCTATTAAGGCAATTTGAACATCTGTTCTGACCTCTTGTGCCTTTAGGGTTGCTGGTTGTTCTGATTGAAAGACAATATCTGTATCGTCTTTTACTTCTATGTTCCATCCATCATTCCATGCTTCATGTTCTAATACAGTTTTATCGTCACCAACTTTTCCTATTGATACAGATATTACCCCTCCTGATGGGTAGTTCCATTTAACGCTGGCCTCTTTATTTACTAGGCTTATGGATATACAAGGCAATCCTGTAGATGCTCTTCTACCAAATCGCACTTGTATATCGTCGTACATTTGGGTTTGAGGCACTAAACTGTAGAAAGAAGGTCTACTAAATATAAGACTACCTGAAAGCCAGCCTACTACTTTCAACTTAACTGAAGTAGTCTTATTAATAGGCGTTCTATAATTACTTATTTCAATGCCCAGTTGAAACATTGCATCAGCAAATTTATTTGCAGTAGTTGTAACGTCAGGGAAAGTTAATACTATACTTTTAGACGTTTCGCTTATTACAGAACCAAAGTATTTTCTGCCTGAGTTTGGTAGAACGATTTGACGATTGTCGCCGTTAATTATGTCAGTTTTACGGATAACCTTACGGTTCTGACCTTCTTCAAGAGTCAAATCTGCCAGCTGACCCGCAGTCACCTTCTCCACGTCAGAACCTACGGCAGGTTTTTGTACGGCTAACTCATCTTCAAGGGCTAGAGGCATGAGGGCTTATCCTAGTGGCGACAGCTGAGAAATACTAAATGATAGTTCTTGGTTTGCGGATACATTGATAGGGTTAGTGGTTGCCGACCCTGCTGCCGTAGCCGCCTTGTGGCTATCTGTAGCCAGCGCATCCAAGTCTACGGCCGTGGTTGCTGACAACAGGCTAAGCAAGGCCGCATTGGCTGCTGATAATATCCCAGCATCAGTAGCGGTAGCTACAGGGATAGTAGCGTCTGTACCGTCGCTATTGGTCACCGTAACCGAGTTTGCCGTAGAAGACACACCAAGGTTGGTTACCGCT